CGATGTAACCTGCTGAGCGACCCATATCCTGCACTTCCCTGCACGCGTGAATGGCGAGGGAAGTATTATGTGTTATAACATGATCCTCAAGCAAATATGAATGATCGGGTGAATCTATGCTAATACAAGTACATTCGCCTGCATCAACCTCATCTATTGCGACAACCTTTCTATGACACCCCCTTCCTGTGAGAAGAGCGGCTTTACTATGCTTTCTTTTGCAACTAAATGGATTGAACGTCACCCTCAACGAAATAGAGTAATAGGAAAAACCTTTCGTGTTATGACATAATTTAACCGGGGACGTATATCCACCTAAACTTTGAACAAGATAAATGATATCGTTTATAAGTTGAAGTGATGCGCTTGTATATGATACAACACTTGCCGAAACGCAACCATCCGTATCCATTAATCCCGCCAACAGATCCCTTCTTTGCGAAATAGAACCGTTGAGATAGTTTTTTGGTATAAACTTATCGGACGAAGGAACTCGAATACCTAATCGATCAAGTTCAGAAATATATTCATTTTCACGACTATAAATATCCTTTACAATTCGATATTGAGAACAATTTTTCTGATTTCTACAAACAGTTATCCTGTAACCATCATTTAATTCTAATTTAACTCGATCGATAATATCGGAATCAGTGTTTCCTATCGCCATAGTGGGATAACAATGGAGGCATCCATCGCCAAGAAGAACCCCCAAAATATAAGGAGAGATAAAACAATCAATAGGTTCTCTCTCTAAAGGTTTGCATAAAGGAATCTCCCATCTATAATTAGGCTTTGTTATGCCCCTCCTATAATCACTCGGAACGCGATTTCTTAAAACGCCTTTTTCTATCATTGATTTAAGCGTTCTGGGTGCATATTTTCGAATATGAGGGTTACCCATATCTTTTGCGAACCAAATATGGTCCTCCGAGCATATTTTTTCAACACCATCAATAAACCGAACCTTATATAATCGTTTTATTCCTTGAGGATAAACACCGGTTACAGGATAAAGGTTTCCATCCGACGCGTAAACCTTATCCCCTATTCTTAAACTCTCAATAGGCGTGAGACCTTGTTCCGTAAATATCTTTGTACCATTCTTTAGGGCTTTGCCACTCGATTCATGTCCGAATATTTCAACCAGCCTACCCAGTCCGTAACCCCCACCTAACGCTCTATCTAGGATCAACGAACCTGATGATACTCTCTCAACATCTATGTAACTACCACATATCGCTTCCTTACCGAACTCTTTCTCAATTCCGGCAATCATACTTTTTAAATCCATCACTCAACGTATTTTTTCAGGAAATTATATCCCGTGTTAAAATCATATTTTTTCTCGTCGCAGAATTTTTTAAACACATCCTTCATACTTGCTCTCGACACCGGATTGTTTTCTTCTCCGTTAACGGGAACAACATCGCACTCTATATCCTTTCTCCGTTTCTTCACAATAATACCCCTCTCCGTGAAAATTTCATCGGCAAGTGATTTAAGCTTACTTTCAGATCCGATAAATTCAATTTTTACGTTTGAATTCGATGTGTCTTGCTCTTCCGCGAGTTTAACTAGTTCTGATTTCGATATGTTATCTAGGTCAATCTTGAATGAACGGTATTCCCTGAACCGTGCTTTCTCAAACAACACTTCCCCGTCATCATGTAGCAACCAAAAGCCTTTTTCCGGATCCTCGCCGAAATTATTCTGCCTTATCGAAGATAGGTGATATATTCCCTGTGATACTTCCTGGGCGTTGTGATAATGTCCGAGATAAACCCTCGTGAAGGTTTCTTTCAATAACTTAGGTGTGATCTTGCTTGTGACTTTTGAGCCATCATTATTGACACTTCCCGTTAACGCGGTATGACTCAACAATACCTTGGGTGCTGATGCCGCGATACCATTCTCGGAGATCCTTGCCCTCAACTTCTCATACCTCTCCAACCACATTTCAGGGTCATAAAACGGTATAACACCCACCGTTAGATTTTGAATTGATATTAATTCCTCGGTTCTGTGAAGGTGAAATGCTGGGTGGTGATAAAACGGATCCAAAAAGCTACTATCACTTTTATAATCGGTCTTGTCATGGTTTCCAGGGATACAACCCAGAATCATATGATTCTCCCTGATCATATCAAGTATCGCCGTGAACGCATTCAAAACCTCCTCTCTCTGTGAAATCCTACTATCGAACACATCTCCCAAACAGAGTAATGTCTTGCAATCGTGTTGTTGTGCAAGTTTAATCTGCTGATTGATAAGATCTTTCACGATAGCTATATTAGATTGTTGTAGGTGCCAATCCGTTGAGATGACACCTATGACTTTATTCTTATCCATATTTCATGTTGATGAAAGAAAGGGTATTACCCCTTTCTTATTTTTTTCGATTAAGAATATTTCTCAAAGAAGCTTTCACGTCTTTCGGATCGTGAATTTTAACCCCGGTACCCTCCTGTTTTGCTTCCTTTTTTTCAGTCGCCGGCGATGTATTGGGTGCCTCATCCATTTCATCAAACGGTAATTCTTCATTCGTCATTTCATCAAACGGTAATTCTTCATTCGTCATTTCATCAAACGGTAATTCTTCACCCGTCATTTCATCAAACGGTAATTCTTCGCCTTCCATCGCGAGTTGATACCACTTAACGAGATCCTCCTTCGATAAATTCGGTAAGGTATACCCTTCGTCGGAATAATTTGATGCTATATACTCACGAAGCATCTTTTTCATCTTCAATGGTGTCACTTCATTCGACTCTTCTTTTTTAAATGCCTGCTCAACCTCATCCTCGGCAACTTGTTTCGGTTCCGGAACGATTTCGTATAACTTACTTACAAGTTCCTCGAAGTCAGGATCACCCAACACGTCGAACTCCGGGTGTTGCGCTTCGAGATTCTTCAACCCCTCTAGCGCGAGATTCAAATCACGGGTTGTGTAACAGTCAACGTATAATTCTTTCAAAGATGGTTGACCCGCCAATCTTTCTAATTCCGAATCGGAGATCTTGCATTTTTCAAAAAAATCTTCCCATGATTGTCCAACCGTGGGTTTTCCCGCCTCAACATCGTAATAAACCCTTTCCTTTCCGTTCTGTGTTTTAGTTCCTTTCACAATAATCAACGGGAAACCATCATCAGGTGATGAGAACATATCCAAGGATACCTTGTTGCACTCCTCCGCCAATTCGATTGATTTCTTGTGTAGTAAATTGAACCAGTTTGTTCTTAATTCGAGACGGTACAAATCCCTTTTTGCATCCTGCACGTAGCAGACCCAGGTTGATTGAGGGATACACCCAGGTTTCCAATTCTTTCCTGATCCGCCACCCTGTATCGGAAATAAGAATTTCTTCTTATCATTCTCATTCTGAAAATCTTCCGCTTTTTCAAACACCTTTTGGATGTAGAACTCAACGGGATCTTGAAGACCTGATTCCTTAACCGCGTCACAGTGGGTTGTCGCGATGAAAATTTTCTTATTCTTCATCACCTTCCGGCCCGTTTTCTCACCGTTTTCCCATTCGTCATCTAAAACGGGCAACTGGGTTGTACGCATCGCAACATAAGCCGCTGTTTCCGGGTCTGATGATGGTAGCACGCGAAGCCAGTTTCGTCCGTCACTGATCGTGTAAAAGGGAGCCCGTCGTCCATCGGTTTGATAAAATGTTTTATTCGTTTCCTTCTGTTTCTGCTCCTCTTTCTGAATAGTCTCAAAACTTGATGCTTTAAATCTACTTCTGTCAAATGCCATAACTTTACGTTTTAAACTGTTTAATTAATCTTTTTACCTAACTCTGATAATTTACTTAAAAATTCGTCCTTCAATAAATGATATTTATTTAACAATGAACTTAAATCACTGGCCGTATCAAATGATACCCTCTCAACCGCGAGGGATATCGCCCTTTCCAAGGTAACACCGTATGCTAAATCTTTCGAATATGATTCCTTGATTTTCTCTCCGCTTCTTATTTCGAACACATCATATCTACCAAGAGTACCCGGGCAGGGTTTGATCTCAATATTCTCAATTATTAATGAATCCATACTACAATCCTTTCTTGATTAAAAATGTGTTTACTTTTGATTCAACTAGTTCGGATAAAAATTCCTCCGGTGATACGGGTCGAACTATCGAGCTTAACTTCTTACTTTTGTCATTAATCGCCCAGAACCAAGAATCCAAAATATTCAACATCCGCTGGTTCTCAATCATATCATCCTTTAATGTTTGAAATTCGGCGTCAGTATAGATGGCCTCATCCACGGATTTCTCCGTTAATTTGATATAATCATCGCCGAATTTAAACTTTCCTTGATTTTTATTCGCTTCGATACGAATATCCTTGCGAAAATTCGCTTCGTAAATATCACATTTCAATTTGCTCCTATTATATAGTGCCTCCGCCTCCGCTTTCCAGATTCCCACCTTGTTCAACAAGGCTGAAACCGTCACTATCTCACCATACAAATTTCCATGATCGATCCTACATAATGTGTCAATATCTATCTCATCTTCCGAATCTTCTGATATCAGCACAACAGGCCTATTTCCTATATGAACAACAGTATTCATCTCATCTTATTTTCGTAATTTAAAGATACCGATTTAAAAATCAAATCACAACAATCAAAAATAACTGTTACGTTAATACCAACACTTCCGTGTTTTCATTCGCGTAAATTGCCATTTGTTGATTTCTCTCGTCCCAGTTTGTTCGACCGTTCATAAACAGGATCGTGTCCTTACAGTTTTTCAAAATATTTTCGAACGATTCATATTCATTGGACCAGAAAACAACTGTTCGAAATTGGTAATTCTGTTCAAGCGTAATGATGGCGTAATCACCCTTTCGTCCAGTTTTTATTGCGATTTCATACACATAACCCGCCGCTGTTAAATTATAACTTTTCGTTTCCAAGGGATCGTCCACTATTTCCGAAAAATCTTTGAAAGGATACTCCGAATCACCAATCATCTCCTTGAAATAATCCAAGTATAATTTTGAGTAATTGAAAAACGCCAAACCACACAATTTCTTCTGCCTCAAATTATGCCACCACTCTAGTTTCACCTTATCGGGATTCAACTCAAACACATCTTTTTCCTTATCGATTTTTACCTTATTAACGGTTCTGTATCGTTTTATAAGTTTTATCCTGTCTATAACGTTTGATATTGATTCTAGCTTATCGAAAGCACCACATGAAATCAAATTTTCTATAACACTTTTATTAACGGCACTTCCTTTCTGTGAATGACGGTCTAAAAATTCATCAAAACCAAAGTAGGGGCCGTTCTCGGATCTTTCCTTCATGATCTCCGCTTGTGCCTTCTCGCCGACCTGTTTCACTGATGAGATTGACCACACCAAACTTTTATCAGTGAAATCTGTCTTGATCTTATCCGTCGATTCATTAATATCAGGGGGGATCACCTTGATATTTCCTATTTCATTTATCTCGTGTAGATAAACGGGGAAATCATCATCATCAGCGTAGGAGAACGCAACGGACCAGAAAGCTAACGGATAATTTACTTTTAACCACTGACACGCGTATCCTGTGTTTGCATACGCGACCGCGTGGGAATTACAGGTCACAATACCGTTACTAATAGTGAATGTATGATAGGGGGCAGCCATCTCTACGTCGTAAACATCTTCAACCTCGTTAAATTCAATGGAGGTGATTTTCCTCCATTCAACTTCTAGGCCCTTACGACCCATCTTGGTTCGCCCTATTTCATAATGTTTCTTCTTATGACAAGACACACAAACTGTTTCCAAATTTTCAAGATTGTTGTTGCCGTGGCAGCCATCGATATGATGTACCTCAAGTTTCACACCCCTCGCACCACAACACTCACAGTAATCCTTCATCAACGAATCCTTATAATATTGTAACCGGGTGAAACTCGTTGAATTCTCCTTGGAAACAAAGCCTTCGGAACCCTTCCTCGAATTCAAAATATAGACCTCCCGGTATTTTTTACTTTGATCATGGTATTTTGTGTTTGAATTACCCTTATCGGTAAACCTATACATGGTATCCTCTTGTTGGTAACCGATATTCACAGGAATCATATCCCCCACAATCATATCCTTTAGCATAAGTTCACCCCGAAGTGTTATGAACTTATGATTATCCGTTACCGAGATACACATACCACCCTCCACCTCGACCTTATATGTACTTCTTTTACCCACACGCCGAATATCCTTGATACGATTCACAATTAATTTACCCGCCTCATTCAAGGACCAACCACTTCCGTATCCCCTTCGTAAATACATACCCCTCAGAGGTAAATGACCAGTTTCTTTCGCGTACTCATAAGAATTTCTTATTTTATACATTTCTTCCACGGTAGGTATGTACTTATTCGCTCGACCACCCCTCAATATAACAGTCTTACCGCTCACACAATGGTTGAACTGATAATCAGCCATATTCTCAATTTCCTTCCATGTCTCTTCCGCGTATTTTTGATCAACACCGAAATTCTCGATATAATTTTTCAAAAATCTTTCCCTGAAGGGTTGAAGTTTCTCCACGTTCTTCTTACCAATCGCCCGGCGTGCGCCATCCGCGTCAACAAGATTAAACCCTCCTAACACTTGGAACATTTTCATTGTCTGTTCCTGCCATATCATGATATACCGGCTACTTTGAAGTATTTCTCCCGCCCCTTTTCTAAACGATACTTCCCTCTCACCCTTTTTACGAAGGATATACTCGTTATGGAAATTTCCCTCCATAACCCCCGGTCGATATAACCCAATACAGTTTACAAGCTCTGTTATGTTATCGGGCTTTAACATCTTACAATATCCGGTTAATCCTTTCGCACCGAAATGAAATACATCGCCATTCCACCCTCTTTGAAAATACGAATAAACTTTCGGATCATCAAGGGGTAATTCATAGAGGTTGATTTCTTCACCAGTATCATCTTTGATTAATTTCAATATGTCGCCGAACTTACTTAACTGCAAGATTCCCAGAATATCCTCTTTCAAAAAACCCGCGGTGTCAAGTTCACCACCCTCCCACTCACTGATCAACATATCACCCTGCCGGCGAATCGGATTCCAATGATACATGTCTTTTTCATCTGGGTAGATCATCATGGCACACGCGTGAATCGATTTCGCCTTGGGTTGACCCTGTATCAAGCCGACCATCTCGATGATCTCCGGGTTTCTGTTAATGAAATTCGCGACATCTTTTTTCTGACAGGCGATTCTGAATAAATCATCAAAATCCTTCACACCATCTATTTTAGAAGTAAATGAGTTTACCTCTGCGACGGGGACGCCTTTCAACCTACATAGATCCTTGACGGCGGCCTTGACTTGAAGAGTCGTGTAGGTTCCCACGGAGCAAACTTGATCGGCACCGTAACGCTCCTCCATGTATCTTTTAACTTCCGGTCTTCTCGCCATCTCGAAATCAGTATCGATGTCCCTTAGTCTGGCAGCGAACCGTGCTTGATTCGCTGCCGCTTTTCTAATTTAATTGATTTAACTATATATTCCATTTCAAATTTTGTTTTATCTGTTTTACAAATCTAGATTTTTCAATAAAAGACATCACCTTTCTCCTTATATCTGTTTCTCTTAAATACACCTCCGTATATAAGGGAACCCATTTCCTTTCGAATAACTTACCTTTCTGAAGAAAAGTAAGTAATGTATCATGATTACCACCCGGCGATAATGTTTTTTGTGCGTCATAAGCAGATAGAAATTTATGTGCCTCTAAAGTATAAATATTTATCATCACAATCGGTTTCGCATTCGGATTAAGACTCCCTTTCGCAACACCTCGGTCTTTTCTGATTACTGAGATATGATCCTTCATTTCTTGGGACCATTTATTCCCATAATTACCATTTTTCTCACCCACTCGTCTCGGCGGCTTAATACCGCCAATTTTTAAATTTAGTGTTCGTCGATCTCTCACCCATTGATGATCAACTACACGTTTTTCCTGAATCAATGCATCATCTACGGTATTAAAATACAACAAATTTACTCTCTTAAACGCACCAACCCCGTACAATCTCACGCAATTGCCTAATGACATTAACAAGGGATCCTTGTAATCTTTTAAACCGGTGGAGTAATCTGCCTTGATTCCGCCACCAATATAAGAATCTTCCACTGTTTTTGATGAATGAACCCCAACATATACTTTTCCGTTTACCGTACAGGTTGTTTTATACAAAATATTATAAAGGTTATTGTCACCCTTAAACGGATTCCTTTGTCCGTTCGAGCATTTTGCTAATATCTCCTGATCCGACACTAACGATTCTATCTCCATCTTTTAAATCTTGAGCTTTTACATCTAATTTTTCTCCCGATCTAAAAATACACACTTTATCATCAAAATCCAACTCTATATCTAAATTATTATCGAATGTGATTTTTACAACGTCCACTTCAACTTGTTGACCGATACGACCTTTATTCAGAAAACGTTCGAATAGCAAATCGTAATCAAACGGGTTAATGTGCGTCAGACCCAATAAATAGGCAACGAGGGAGCCACAAGCTGATCCACGGCCGAACCCTACGAGTATACCTTGACGTTTACACCATTGGGTGATATCCCAAAGTATCAAGAAATAATCAACAACATCTCCGTATTTAATTACATCTATTTCCGTTTCAAGTCTATCAAGATACTTCTCTTGTTCATCAACATCACTTATCCCCATGCTATTAAACCCATCCGCGACCAAGGATATAAGCATATCAACTTTTGATCCATCATATTTCTTGAACTCCTCCTCGGTCATTTTATATTTAGGAAGATGACGTTGTGATAGATCGACCTTGAAATTACTACACCTTTCAGCGATATCATTTGTGTTCTCGATCGCGAATCCGATGATATCAAGCATAACATCCTGATCATTGGCTGAGAATAATCCCCTAATCTCCATCAAATATTCTTCGTTACACTTGAAATATTGATTTTTTGAAAAATCGTTACTTATACCCGCGGATGAATTCAACGCTTTTTTCAGATAGAAATATTCTTGGTCCAAATAATACGCGTCACAGATATTTGTGGGTAACATAGAACTTGAGAAATACTCCTGAAGGTTTAGAAGGTATGTTTTATCCCTTTCATTTGAATCAAACCTAACTGAATCAAGTTGATAGTATGCGCCCTCAAATTCTTTCGGTACATCCTTAAATTGCAAACTCTTCGGGTCAATCACAACAATTAACCCCTTTGTCAATGACAGAAATCTCTCCTCATCGATCCTCACGTTATTATCGACATTAATTTCCTTGTTGATGGAAAGAAGATTCATCCACCCTGTTTCATCCACGACGTAAACCTTCACATCGTACAGAAGATCTTTCTTTTGATTGAACACGGTAACGGTTTCACCGATCACCGGTTTCAAACCGTGTTTCTGGCATTCCAACTGAAATTTAAGCACACCCGCAAGTGTGTTTTTCTCACAGATACCCAAAATACTCACACCGAAAAAATTCGCTTTTCGACACCAATCTCCATAATCTCCGGTTCCGTTCAATAATTCAAACGGACCTCTCACTCCCAGAAATGATTCGGTCGGTAAATCACTATCAACCTTACCGATATATTTCAAGAGTTTCAACTTCACTTTCGATTCATTACCCTTTCTCAAAGTGTAATACAGATGGCCGAACTTATAGATGTAATTATTCGCAGTGATGGGTGTTCCTATGTAATTAAACCCTCGATCAAACAGAAGTCCGTCGACATTGGGCCCTGATAATTCATATGTATCACCATCCATTGTGATAATACCCAGGTCGGAAATATCATATATAAATCCATTGCGATCGAGATACGATAACAGTTCTTTCATATTTTAAATATAATGGGAACCCTTTTACGGGGCCCCGTAAATTCAAATTTATATCTCGCCCTGGCTGGAATCACAACTCGATGCCTCAATTGCCTTAACACACTTGTAAATATACACGTTGCTTTTTCCAAGAATTGTTGCTATTTCAGCTTTTTTCTTTCCCTCAGAAAGAAGTTGTTTGATTTGAGGTAATAGTGGGTTACTGAGAGAGATCACACCGTTTCTCTTCCCGGTCACTGACTGTTTCTTCGCCTTCTTCTCAGCCGGTTTTTCATCCACACTTTTATCCGTTTCAACTGTGTGCTTCCTGAAATCATCCGGGTTGAAATTTTCACGGAATGAAAGGATCGCATCCAACTCACTCTCTTCAAGATCCTTCATATCGCGATCATCAACAATCGCGTCAACCCTGGCATATAAATCACATGCGCCAAACGCTGCCAGTTGATCGTAAAATTCGGTTGCCTGATCGCACTTACTCTTTACATCCTGACCCAGTTGATCCGCAACCGAATTCTTTCGAGCCTCATATTCTTCCAATGTCTCAATTAATTTTAAATTAGACATTGTGATATAATTTTTAATTCCACGAATTGATGCTTCTTTACGAAGTTCCTCACGGGTCATTTCACTAAACTTTTTCATAATCTCTTGTTTTTAAGTTGTTACTGTTTCATTGTTTCAATGTCTAAAGATACACAATGTTTATCTATTTGCCAACGAATCCAGCAAAAAATCGGTACTTTTCAATATTAAATTTTATGTCATTCCATTGAGATTGTTGTACCTCGATACCCACCATCCTATGAAGCATCACAGGAATTTTTTCTTCAAGTCCGCTATCCGTATATCTTACACCGTGTAAACCATGAATAACTGGATTAGATGTATCGATACTTCTGATAAAGTGATACTTATCCTCGTTATATTGACAAATCTCTTGTGGTAGTACCGTCCCCAATAAATGCAGTGGTTTTTCCTCGTCCATAATACCGTGTTGGATAAGTTGGTCAATGAACATTTTTCTTCCCCTGCAATATGCCTTCGATGTATTCTCATCAGCCGCGAGACTTAAATAAATGGGTAGGTTGAAGGGTAGCGCAACCATATCACAGCATTCGACCATGCATTTATAGCATTCGACAAGTTCATTCCAACTTATCCCTTGAACAACACCGATTGAATAGCTGCACGATATTTTCTCCCACGTTCTCGCCATTCTCATCGTTTCTTTCGCATTTCTCAAAACATCGGGTAAAACGTAATAAGTTGGCTTCAGTGCCTTAATCCATGAACGAAATCTATTTGCGTCAAATGCCGACCCCAATTCGAACACTGAATTGTCAAGAATTACCTCGCGTCCCTTGTTAACAAGCGCATCCATGAAAAATTCGAAATAATCGCCACCTATATCGGGATCTTCAAACAAGTGAACAAGTGCGTAATCATAATCAGTCATCGATTGAACCTTGTTCATAATCGATAACGGTGCTTCATGCGCTATCTTAATCATTGTGTTGATATTTTATAGGATCTGTCATCCCGTTTAATTCAAACGCTTCGAGCCGCTCGGTACAATTATGCACCAAATATCCCTCACAAATAAATGAACCAGCACTAGTCTTAATATCATATACATGTGCCTCCTTAACTGGTTCATCTATTTTATTTACCACCACTTGGTCTAAAAGCCTTATTGAATTATATGTGCCTAACTTTTCAAGCATCGACGCACGTTTTCCCGCACCGTACTTTAATGTAATTATGTACGGTCTTGTTACTCTCCAAGTTTGCATAAGGGTACCGCCCTCTTTAAAACCGGGCGTAACGGATTGCGACCTGTCACACTTAATCCCCAACAATGATAATGCTTTATCGATTTGAATACACTTTTCTTTATTCACAATCACTGCTTGGCTTATAGAAAAACCGAATGATCCATTTGATTTATTATGACAAGCACACCCATCAGCTATCAACATTCCGTTTAAATACCCGCGCAAATACTCAGGGTGTTCATTAAATTTTGTCTTCTCAAGAAACACAGGACCATAACCGCCACCAGCACGGTGCATGTTGGTATCCTCCCTGTAAGTGATTTTTACATCACATGGCTTGATATATTTATCATAAAGAGACCAAAATTCTTCCAATACATCGAACTCCTTTTGAAATGTATGAACACCCCGTGTGTCAATGGATCCATCACCATCAGCAAATCCACGTAAATAACCCAGGGCGAATTTTTCATCATCAACCTCTTTTCTTGTATTTGATACTGGCCAAAATTTCACCATATAAGTAGCATCCTTTCTCTTCATCTCCTCGTACTTTCTATATCTTGGCCTTAACTTCATATTTGAAGCATACACATAATGATCCTTCGTTAAAAGAAGACCCGCCATATCATATACCGGTTGAATACCATTATCAAACTTATCCAATACCTTCGCCACACAAATTTTCTTCGTGTTTTCATCCACGGACCACACTTCGTCTCCAATACAAACATCCTTAATTTGCTTCCATGTATTATCACTCATCAGTACTTTCTGCGATTCTTCTATACACGACCCACACCTTCCACACGATCTTCCTTCTGGATCGGGATTATAGCACGTGTGAGTGTTACCCAGAACCAAATTAATTTCATAATCATTGAACCCGAGGATCGTCATCGCACGTAACCCTTCGGCAAGTACACCACCCTTATCCATGTGATTGAACGGAGCTTCGTATCCCACTCTTTCACTACCCCAATTCGATACTTTAAACGCGTGCTCACAAGCGATTCGAGATTCCTCGGATGTATCAGGATAACAGCAATGATCGCCGCTATGTAGGCCTAAAAACACATCAACATTACTCTCCGTTTTATTCGCCCATGAAAGTGCCTTCCCATAAATGATAGCGGAAAAGATCACGTTTCTATTTTCAATAACCGTTGATTTCATATTTTCGGACGCGTAATGACCTTCCGGTATAGGTTCACCACCTACATGAAGGGACGAATTACTGTCACTGAAACAATCCCTCAGATCGATAATCTGGTGTGATAACTTAAACCTCTTACCTTGCAAGAACTCAATATTTCTTTTCACCTTCTCCAATTCAACCTGATGCTTCTGACCGTATTGAAAAGAATAAGCCTTAACTTCGTAATCATGAGCAAGTAAATACATGAGCAAGCACGTACTATCCAATCCGCCCGATAAACTTAAAATCGCCTTTTTCATTTTATAATCTGTAATTAAATTCCATAATATCCAATACCTGGGAAACTCTTTCGTCAATACTTCCACTCACATAGTGTATCCCTCGTGGTGCGAAGTCTTGTAACATACGCGCGTTTTTCTCAAATAAACGATCGATTTCCTTTTGAAATACTTCATCAGTTGACCGAACGCCGTCGTCCACGATTTTAAACTCTGGCCTCAGTATAATATGATGACTGTAAAGGGGCTCTATATGAAATAGAAGTTGGGTGACCGTGTCAACCATTTCATCCCAGAGAGGCTTGTCCTCGCTCGATGACCTATCTCGGTTATACTCCGTGTAACACAGAACATCTAATAGACATCTATCAGAAATAATATGATCATGCGGTGACATCGCTGACTCGATAATTTCTTTCACATACGAAGTTGCAATCCAAAGTTGATCATAAATACCCGCCTCTTTATTAATCTTTATACCACGATCATTACCTTTTCTTGAAGGAGATCCCATAAAGAGAGATCCTTCCAAACATCTCTCCTTTTTCAACGCCTCAATTAACGTTGTCTTACCTGTGCACTGAGCACCTGAAATTGATATAATCATTTTTAAACAATTAATTTATTTCCAACACCATAAAGATACACAAAGTGTATCAAATTATCAACAAAAACAGAGATTATTTTCTCTGTTTGTCGTTTTGATATTGGCCGTTATAGAGGTCTTCCTCGTTCACATCCGTGCAATCATAACAGTAGAACTGGGCCACGCGGGCGTTCTTCTCGATCGTGATTGTGTGAAACACTTCCATGAACGTACCCATCGAATCAGTGTGAAAACCCGCGTCGAAAATCGATGAATAAATCCAAGCACCGCACCGGGCAACTGAACTTCGCTGTACTATCCGACCCATTTTGTTTTTGGGTATGTTACAACCTTCAATGAAATCAACCATGTAATACCCCGGAGGTAGATGCCAAACTTCGTTTCCATTTATATCAGGAAAATATCGAACTTCTTCGTATGAGGGTAACATTGTTTTGCCCTCGCGGGGTATGAATCCATGACCTTTCACAACACTTACCTTTCTCAACCGAATATCACATCCGTGCTGGGTTAGATTCTCTTCTAAATGATTAACGATAACACCTTCTCCGTGTAATTCCTTTCCGTTTAACATAATCTCTAATTTATTAAAATTTAACTATTCAATTATTTCATCATTCTGTTTTTCATACAGAAACTCTCTCGCTTTCGCATCCGCGAACGCGTACAAAACGATATCCCGGCACAAATAATGATACGGTATTCGCCCTGATAAATCCGGACCTGCACTTTCATATGCATCCGGGCCCGGAACGATCACACCCTCACTCACTTTTCTTAAAAAATTATTACGTGCTTTCTCTATATTTATCGCGTACCTAAAAATCGAAAAGTCGACCGAATCGGGCATGACGAATCTCGTTGTCTCGACATTTGAACATCCCAGAAGATGAACATATTTTCCCTTATCTCTCGCATACTTCATCATCTTTCCTAATTCATCCCTGTATATATGCCATTGTCTTGCCTGCGCAAGACCCCCTATTGACAAAATAGGATAAAGAGATGAGTCACAGAGATCCTTCCAGTACTGAAAGCCCTGGTGCATTTTAAAAACGGGCGCCGGATAATATCCTGTTATTTCCTTGATCTCCTCCCTTAGGTAATTTTTAGGTGATAATAAATCATCATCCTTTCTAAAATATTCATTATCAAGTTCAAAACACATTTTAAACGGATACATTTTGAGAAACCGAAGAAACTTTTTCTTCATTTTCTCGCATTCATTCCAAAAATCAGGGTTGTTTTCACCCAGTTTCTTTTGTTTTTTGAATAGTGTGAAACCGCCAGAATCTAACCATATCCGATCGCCTCCAACAACGGTTTGAATAAATTTAATATACCCGGCGGTCATATCGACGGTTGAAATCAGGTAATCGTTATCATGTGCAAGCAAAAGTTTTTCCAAGACTTTATCAGACCTACAACTACTCACCAGACCACCACCCAATCCCATCACAAGCCTTTTTTTAGGTTTCTCAAACATATCAATCAATACCGGCTATTAATTTATCAAGTTCATCTTTGTTATCCTGAAGAGTTGTGATACCGATTTCTTTCATCGCATCCTTGTTACCCGATTTTTCAACAAGACGTTGAAGTCCCGTGTAATTCCATGAGGAATACTCACCAACTTTATTATCGGCGACCAAAAAACCAACCTTTTCCTCGTCCGTTAAACCACTAACGACTAAAACATCAAACTCTTCAACACCAAGTAGCTGCAACGCTTTGAATCTCGTATTTCCCGCAAGTATCGTTCCTTCCTCATCAACAACAATAGGATTAATATATCCGTATTCTTGAATGCTTTTTGCAACAATTTTCGCAGATTTCGAATTTTTTCGAGGATTCGATGGGTGACAGTGTATGTCACCCACGCTCACCCATTTAATTTCCTTCTGTATTTTCTTTATTGCCGACATATTTTATTTTCTCCCGAGTTTATAAATCTGTATCGCTCTTAAAAACTCATCGCGGCTATTCATCTCATTTGTTAAAAACGCCCCCGAACAATAGTGGGTTGTCATCGTACTATTATCTTCTGCGCCCCGCATGCTCACGCACATATGTTCCGCCTCAATATAAACTGCGATGCCCAGTACCGTATCGCCGAATACGTTAACCAAATAATCATGAATCTGCCGGGTTAATTGCTCCTGTAACTGGGGCCGTTTGGCAAACCAGTGAACTATTCTGTTTAGTTTCGAAAGACCGATAACCTGACCATTTTCCTTGCCAATATACGCCAAACTACAGAACCCTGTGAACGGAAGTAAGTGGTGTGAACACAATGAGTTCACCTCTATCCCGTGTTCGATCACCATACCGGAATACCCTGAACTCGGGAACACCGCCAGTTTCGGGGGTGCTGAGTAAGCACCCGATGTGATCTCGTTAACGAACATCTTCGCCACCCTGTACGGTGTTTTTATCATGTTGGGGTCATTCTTCCAATCATACCCCAGGGCCTCCAAAAACTTACCGTACGCCTCGGTGGCCCTTGCCAACATCTCGTTTCTATCATCATCGGAAAGAACGACGTTCCCTCCTGCCATTATTTTTTTCATATTTCGTGTTTTATCTCGTTTTTAACTAAGCATCTCTTTTCGTTCCGAATATAATTACGTGAAGCCGATCCGTGTAGTTGTAACCCAAATCTATACACCTTTGAACCAACCACTTTCTTTTCACAGCCAACTTCTCCTCCGTGTCACCTTCCGGCATGAGATATACATTCAAAGGAATCGGGTGTAACCCTATCTCATCCATGTACTTTCTTATCTTATAAAGTTGTCCCCGAACTTCTGTTATATCATCCTCTCCTGATACAACGTATTTCAATTGATGTTGCAACGATTTCATAATCCAAGAAACGATAGCAGGTATGTTCTCACGGAGTGAACCGTGTTTTTCCGCCCAAAAACTCTCGCATGGAATCGAACTTGATAATTTCGGTGATATCGAAACCAAATTTAATCTAAAATTATCAAAGATTCGTTCCTCTGATGGTGGGATGGTTCCGTTTGTCTCCATCGTTATAAATAAGGCGCGTTGACGTGCTATCTTAACAAGTTCACTCACTAACTCGGCGTGCAACATAGGTTCACCCCCTGTGATGAGTAAATGGGATATTTGGGGATTACATCCGATGATGGCAAGCACATCATTCAATGAATATTTACCCTTTTCCGGGTTCCACGAGCTGTAGGCCGTGTCGCATATACTCCCTTTAAAAGTGCATCTCAAGTTGCACCCGGATGTTCTTATAAGAATATGGGGAACTCCTACCTTCATACCTTCTCCTTGTATGCAGGTATGCAAATCAATAATCGGTTGAATTTCTGAATAATCCATTTTTAACATAAATAAGCGTTATACAATTCTATAAACTCAGCGAGATCCAGTTCTGAGAATCTCCGTTCTTTCGCAATCTCTTTAATAAGATCAAGTTGATTTTCATAAAGCTCGTCCGCCATCTCACCATACCCGCTCACCCTTAAATCAATCACAGGCAATGAAAGTTCAAATGCCAGACTTTCATCAAACCCATAGCGATCAACAAGATCATTTAATTCCTTTTTCGTTATCATAACTTCACTTGTAGTTCAACCTTTGGGTTCACGAATTTAATCCCTCGAAAAAGTTTATGATAAATCTCAGTTTTTGCCAGTGAAGGGCTAACTTCTATTTCTTCGGGATACATTTCCAAGTATCTATCATAATCATTTCGATCCGATTCGGCATAACCAGTATCTGTTTCATGAACTCGCACTGATTGCACAACCACGTTACCCTCACCATTGTTAAATTCTGTTTTTTCCAATATCGATTCAAAACAAGCGAAAAACATGGATGAGAGTAATTCAGCGGAGGGATTGCAAGGTAAAATTATCCACCTATCATTCATCGCCTGTATAAAATTTTTGTAAACCTCGTTATCCTTCGCCCACAATAAATGAGTATGATCGAATAAATCAACGACTTCTTTAAAATTACTAAGAAGACCGAAATCAACGACCATCCCTGCGTTATCCAAACGATCCGAGGTCAAAAATAGCTCAACCTTATAGCTGTGGCCGTGAATTGAATGTGAACATCTGTCCGATGTACAATTTCTCACAATATGGCTTCCCTCAAACTTAAACAATTTTCTAATTATCATACTATCAATATTTTTAAATCAACACCATAAAGATACACAATGTTTATCAAATAAACAAATCTTCAACCAACAATTCTACGTCTATATAGCGTAATGGTATACTTTCCCCTTTCGGTGTTATGATGATTATTTTCTCCCAATTGGGATTGTTCTCCTTCACAACACACACTTCACCCTGATACTTCACCTTTCTCCCGGATTTAAACGCGTAAAATCTATCATATATTACCGGGCTATTCTTTAAAGGATCATATTTCAAACCCGGCATCCCGTACGGTTGAAGGAACACATCCTTCAACATGCGATGATATTCTTGACTATCCTTGAAAATACTACGTAATTGATATTGATGCGAGATTTTCATTATCTTAGCCTTTTTCTTCTCGCAAATATCATTGCACATTTTAATAAAACAAGGTTCCTCGTACACCAAGGCCCTGAATAAATATGAGAAATATTCCAACTCTAATTGTTCAAAATATTCCCTTACCGTTAATTTTCCGTTCTGAGGTATCATATATCGTTTTATCTAGGTTATTTAAATAAAAATTCAAAGGATCCTGCATATCGATCAGAACTCGTTGTAAATATTGCATCGTCATATTTCCGGGATCAACATCTTTATCCTTTATCCGACAAACTTTCACATTGAAAAATTTACTCAAATGGAGTGCTGTTTCCTTGCTTTCCCTTAAAGCGTCCTCATCGTACATTAAGATCACCGTTTTGACGTTCGTTTTTCTTAATTGATTCAATTGACCCGGACTTATCTTCTTGCCAAATGTGAAGCAACATGCGATTTCTTGGTTAAATCCCAGGTTAATCAGATAATCAACGTTCACCTTATCAAACAAACCCTCAACCAATATCACCGTTTCTGTTTCCGGCCCGATAAAATTATACCCACCCAGAATATGAGAAAAACCATCCTGACTGTTCATGTATCGTAGGACCATTTTACCAATACCTTCCTTGAATAACGTTCTATTATTATCATGCCACGTTTTATTGTATCGTGACCTCGCCAGCCACGCGACAACCCTATCTCCTTCCTTAATCTTGAAGATAATGTAATTATGCTTAGCTAACGTCTCCTCCAAAACTGATTTAGTGTATGATGGTTCAAATTCTTCATAGTGTTCCTTTAAAAAATGCCTGCTCTCCAGATACGGATCGTTGACCAAAGGTTTCAACCCAATGGGGAGTCTTGTGTTTGATTGAACATTCTCTTCAATATCATCCTCCTCTTTGATTAAAGGTGTTAATTTAGTATTTTTTTTCGACATTTGGTAATCATTTCTTATCAAATCTTTTCGGTCCATTTTGATAAGATAATTACGAATACTTGTTTTTGTTCCGCATTTAAAACAATGGAATACTGCCGAATGTCCATCGTCCGTGAAAATTAACGCATTCTTTCCATCTTTTCCGCAAAACGGGCACGGTTCTTTCGAACTTAACCAACCTTTTTGACCGAAGGGCTTGAGGTTTAATTCGGCGATTATCTCATCCTTATCAATAATCATCACACAACCCTCCCTTTCTGTTCGTTTGAATTAGATCTTGTTCGTTTTCTCCCACCACCGTGTGTGTGCGTAATTTTTAAATCATAGAATTCCTCCAGGGTTCTCTTTCTATCATAGAACCGCCCTGCGTTGTAATTCGTTGCCACTTTAAAAACAGGATCGATGTTTTCATAATCACGAACCTTATCCTTGAAAATCCTACAAGTTTTATGCTTTACCTCTTCCAATGTTTGATTGATGGAAAATACCCAACTAAAGGGTTGAACAACGGTTCTATCACCTTCCGCGTAACTTCGATCTATAACTTTTTCTTCGTCATTCCAAACTTCAAAAGGAACATCACCTGTCTGAATCGCGGTTACACAGGACATGCCAAATTCCTCGCACATATTTTTCAATCTTTTTCCACACTCTTGAAACTTATATTTTGGTCGGGGGTCATTATCAAAACTCGGTATACCCGTTCTTATCAGATTAAATGAATCTATAATTAAAATCCTAGGAAACTTACCCACTAATTTCTTATATTCGAGGCATATCGTCCTCACATCAAGAATGGTCGCATCACCAAATTTCTTGAAACTGTAAATTTTAATATCATTCGCATAAGATTCTATATCCTTCAATGTCTTATGTAAATCATCAAGCTCATCCTGGGTGAAATTATCCTCCTTCAAATCGGTATACGTCTTAAAAGTCCACATCTGAGAATATTTCATATGTATTTTCTCTTTCGCCTCCTCACATTGAATATGAAGAACGTCTGCCCCGGTAAGCGCAGATGTTAACCCCCTCCATCGTAACACTGTCGAATTATGTGTGGGTACGAAATCCTCTACCATGAATAACTTATCCGGCGATGACACCGTTATACATTGCATCCCCGCGTTTTCAACTTTTTTGATGGATTTAATCGCACGGTAACAACAGTGCAATTTTTGAGGACGTGAAGCTAGATCGGCTTTCCTTTTTAGATGGAACAAGGACATCCCTTTCGGTTCCACTATCACCATCCTGTAATGATCACGTGTTTGGACTCTCCTACCGTTATCCGTGTAGAAGGAAGGTTTTCGTCTCATTACGCGACACAAACATCCCAGGGATTGGGCAACAAATCTCACATCGTCCATTAACCTCTTTGAAATGGAACCCATTTCAATTAATCCATTCTTATTGACATAACCATCGGTATCCAGTATTCCCCTTAAAATTTCAAGACGTGTTTCCCTATCATTGAATTTATAATCATCGGGTATAAACTTATCGATGGCGGTGTGATTGAATAATCCGTATTTTTCAAGATAATACCTCATCGAATGTTCGCTACCGTTCGTTCTTATGCCGTAAAAAAATCTGTTGACATATCTCGCTTCAATTTTTTCAGGAAATTTCAACCGGTTGACTATCTCGATATCATCATCGGCTATCGTGATACCCATGGTGCCCTCGGTACACGATCCATCACCCAACATCACCCCTAATGTGTACGGATCTATAAGCACATCCTTCTTCACGAAACCAGCATCCTCTTGCAAGGGTAATCTCCATCTCGGTCGAGATTTCGTTCCGTAATACTTCTTTCCATTTTTATAATAAACCTGTCCACCGTGAGTACCACATCTTAAAAGACCCTTTTTCATTATCTCCCCCAAAGTTAATGTGACGACACGATCTTCGTGATACCTATCAAGCACGGTCCATAAATGATCCCTGTCACATCTTACCACCGAACCGTCAGTGAAAGTGACCTCGTAACAGTTCCTTACCCCTTGCGGGTACACACCAGTGATGATTTGCGGTTCCCCATGAATCGTGGAAATAATATCACCCACTTTCACATCACCCATTCTCATATACCCGTCCGGCGTGATGATTCTCGTATCCAATGTAAGAGCTTTCCCAACCCCCGATCTCGCCAACCATAACTCAGTGTCACCCACATCAATCCCTCCGTATTTATCATCAAGTGCATCTATTCCGAATGCAACAGGAGGTTGCTGTTCCGTTTTTTCGGCCCAATCTTTCCGGCATTTATCAAAATCGCTAAACACCCCTAAAAACATCTCCGACTGAGCCCTTAATGAAAATTCTAAAATCCTCGTACTTTCCTCCTTACTTAACCTCATCGCCTCTTCTTTTTTTCCTTCGCCGTAGAGATCGACGATGGCCTTGTTAAGAAGGAGAAATTCACTGTCACGAATATAGCTTTCAAGTTGATTTAGAAGGACTTCATCATCAACAATTTGAGATTCCTTTATCTGATCAACCGCGAGTTGAACAGCTTCCGTGCCGCTATATTTTTGGGAGATAACCCCCAGCGAAGGTATTTTATCATATTGGTGAAACTGTTCTTTCGCATCCTTCAAAATAAATTTATACCCCACTTCCTCTTTAGGAATAAATTTAAAATCAAGGTGTCTGTCAACAATAAACATCATTTCCTTGCTTAGAAACATTTTCCGAAACAGTTCACCTAAAAAATTTGCGTTTATTTTTTCCATATCAATCCAAATCAACAAAATCAATCATTGCCTGTACGTTGTTTTCCCTCAAATCTTGTATTGCCATGAACGATGACATGCATATATCATCATGTCCACAAACTGATTCAAGAGTCCCTTTCTTTGAGTTAAACGCGATTGAATTAAATTCACCAAACATCGTATCAACCAACTTTCGTGTGTTTTCATCTCCGTAAGGCACCCTCAAACGTGCACTTTCAAAAAACGCTGATAGTGAGGGTAGACCTGATTTCAGATCCTTTTTATTCCCTTCAGTTGTGATAAATTCCTCGACATTAACCAACCCCCTCTCCTTCGCCATACCCGCAAGAATTCTTTGAAATCCATTCGATTCACACACGGATTTGTTCGGTTTATATCTCGCGTTAAATTCAATAAGTTTATTCACTTGAAGATCATGACTCGCACCCTGTTCTCTAAATATATTTATAAGATATATCAATCCGTGCGCATCCATACCCCATACAGTGTATACTGTATAATCGGCACCCACATTACCCGATATCGCAAAATCACACCCCACGACAACCCTGACTAACTTTATGGGGTAACTTTCTATATCATTTGCGAAACTGATATGTTCCATCCCACGTATCGATCTTTTCAGAAATTCATACGGGAAAATCGTTGACGTGTCCGCGATCGGCACAACTAGATATTCTCGGTTGAAAACTAACGTTCCAAGTGATTTCCGTTCCTCCGTTAACCTTTTAAACGTAAGACGATCAGGTGCCAACAGTTGACCATTTGGGAAAACCGCCGGGTATTCAAATACCTTGAATCGGCCATCTTTTTTTAAATCCCCGTAAATATCCGTTGCCGAATATGGTGTGTTATGTGATATTATCCCATTCGAAATAAACCGATGAGAAATTGGGATTTTGAAATCAACGGTGTAAGACTCACTCTCAATTATCGATTTTATCGGTGCGAAATGATACTTCAAATTCATATTACTCAAAATAATCTGAACATCAGGATCATTTTGAGGTAAAGATAAAATCCATTTTTTTATCGGTCCGTTCATTCTTTTAAAAGAATGAACTTTCGTATAAAAATCCCCCGATCTCATACCGTAAAATTTCATCTTATCATTACCCAACGGATATTTTGATCGAATCTTTCTTAATATCACCGATTGAAACGGTATTCCTTTATCAATGCAAGAGGATTCTCTCCTAGTTTCTCGCGGAACCTTCCCTTTTCCTGAATAAGTGAACCCGATTTTCTCCATGAATAGTTTCACGCTCGAATTTTTGCTTATAACCAAATTATATCCTGTTCTATTTGATTTAACCAATTCAGTTGATTGGCATTTTTTCTTTTCAATACGTGAATCGATCCCCATGTTAAGAAGAAGTATTTGAATCTGCTGGATTAAACGAAAGCTCGTTGAAAAATAACTTACATTTATTCCTTTATCTGAACGATGTCTGTGATAGCAACACCCATCGCCATCAAAACACCCTCGAAGAAACCATATAACATCCTCCTCGGACGCACTCATGATTTTATCAGGAATTGTCTTGGTATGCGAATACATCCCCTTTCGATACCCTAAACTCAACCACATGGAGATTTTCTCCTTACTATTAAAAAACATCCCTATGTGATTTTTCTTAGGGTGATACCCTCTCTCATTAATCAGAAAATTTCTTATGCCGGGATTCTTTTTTGTTATTATAACCCTATTTCCATAACCGCTTAAATCCAACGTACCGTCCGCTATACAAAGTCCAATTTCATAAAGCTCCTCCCCTTCTATACCAAGAGAACGACCCCAAATATTTGACCCCATCTTAAACGCGACAAAATCTCCTTCATACAAATCTTTCGCGTTAACCCATTCGAATAAGCCCGTTTCCGAATTACATCTAAGTAAAGGATGAATGAAACTTGTTTCAATCTCCAATCCGTTTGAAAGGGTTATGATTTTTGTGGGGGTTTTTCCGTTTACGTAATAGTCTGTCGCGTTAACAAATCCCTCACCATCATGAATGTTCATATCAAGAGGGAAAAACCCCTTCTCTCTTTCAATATTAACAGGAGATAATTTGCCAATTTCAGTTAAACCGTTTTCGGTAAACACGTACGTATCTGGTCTCACACAACCGAGTACACATAAATAGCCGAACGGTTCCACGATCGGAGTGATTGACCCGTAAAAAACTTCGTGAAGCTTCTCCCTTTGCTCTTGTGAATACAACGAACTTTCATCAGGCAGGTCGTCGCATACGACGGCACCAACGTGAAGACCTCGAATCATGGAATCTTTCGATCTCAAATGGAGGATTGAATCTGTTTCAGTCGTGATTGATGTCGCGGCTAGTTTCGCCTTTCCATTTGGGTTTAATTTCTCCCTGATTATATCATTCTGATCTATTTCGGAGATGATCATCGCGATGTGCTTCTTACCGAGCGTTTCGTTGTTCGTGATCATACACGTTTCCTTACGATTCTTGTTATCAATACTATCCCTAAGAAACGTGGTTGGCCGGTCATAAGAATATAACCTCCATAAAATGAATGCAAAACACCCCTCGTAACTATTATGTACAACAGTCCCATCTTTCAAGAGAAAAAGGTGATCTCCGTCACAAGAAAAACCAACATAATCGCCATCACCGATACATTCAACCTTGAGAGAGGTTGATAAATTATCCTGCACCGTGATTTTTGAAGGTATCTTCTTTCTTTCTATTTTCACAGGAATTTCATCAACATCTCCCGAAATTGTTATCCTGTAATGAGTATAATCATGAAGGATGTTTTCACCCTTTAATGTTTTCACCTTTACATCTGCCGTCCGAGTTATAATCGAATTACATCTGAATCCCAATGATTGAGCAAGTCTTTGCGTTTGCTCTATTAAATTCCTGTCCTTAAATCCAATTTCAAAAGCATATTTACTTCGAGGATTTCCTTTTTTATACTGGGATGAACCGTCAGTATCAATTAACCCGGCTAAAAGTTTCAACCGTTGTTCCCTTGATCCAAGAAGATAAATTTCAGGTATATGCTTATTACCAAGAACCCCTAAATCTTTAAGAGCGGTTTTTAGGCGGTTTTTGAATAACCTTTCTTTTTCAATAATTCGATATGAATATTTATTTGAATTATGTTTTGACAAAATAAAACCGTTTTTCTCACAAAATTCATTTAAATATTCAATTATTTCATGATCAATAGTTGTCACTACGGGTTCCGTGTATAAACCATCACCCAACCACAACCCCAATAAATACGGATCAACAGGAAGGTCTTTTTCAGGAAGGTCCCACCCCTTCGTTCTATACCCCATTATTTTTCTCTGAGTGTACCCTGGCATAGAGGGGATCTCCTCAACGGGAATATTAAAGGTTTTCCAGCGCATATCTTTCCCAATACGTTTTTCATATCGAGATGGAACCTTCTTTTTGCAACAAACAATATGACCCTCGTTTACAACGTAATCAATACCCCATGTTTGTTTCACTTTCCACATTCTCGATCTACCTTTGTGTAAAGATAAAACGGTTCTTGGTTTTGAATCGGGCCCCATAACTTGATCTCCGATCGAAACATCCTTTATCTTGCGAATCGTTCCATCAGCCATCACTATTTCTGTCTCGGGAGATAAACACTTTCCCGATGAGCGGCTCGCTAAAATGCAGTTATACAAATATAACTGGAATAGGTTACCCCATTCAAGGTTTCTCCATCCCTGTCGAAACGTTGGAAGACAAACAGTTTTAAAATAATTATAACTCTGCTTGCGCAACGAGAGATCCATGCTCTTCTCCACGTTGGCGAGATATTCCAGTTTTTCCATGTCAAGAGTTCTATCCATGTGGGTAACGATGCATGTTTGTTCTCTCATCACGGATAGAAGCCGATCCAAATCATTTTCATAACCTGAAAGTAACTCTTGGATCGCCTTCGGTGGTAAACTCGATATTATCTCCCTGACGTAGTTATCTATATAGCTTTCTTGTACGGGAGATAATAACATCATGATGGTATTTGAAATTTAAATTGTTCCCTGAAAGATCCCTCACCGTTTGATTGGGATGCTACACCTTCTCCTCTCAATTTTTTGATATACGTGATAAAAAGCTGTGCGTTCGATCTTGTATCATAAATCGCCCTGTGAGCTCCCACCAAGGCTATATCGTTATTACTACAACATGTCGCAAGCTTATAATCCTGTTGTTCAAGAGATGAATAATAAGCTAGTTTCTGCGTGTCCTCAACCCATTTCACATATTTCCATACATCATCACCGTAATATTTGAATAATTCGATCGTGAAAGGGTGGTCAAACCCTGTGAAATTATGTCCACATACAATCGCTCCCTGACGCGGATTCTTATATTTCACATATAGATCTTTTATCTCCTTGTAAATGATTTTCGGATCCTTTCCTTGTTCCTCCAACATATCCAGTGTGAGACCGTTCACCTCTAACGCTTTAGGTGTGTAGACGAGACCGTCTTTGTAATGAGGCTTAAATAGCGATTGATACTCTTCAATCACCTCCAACTTTTCCATATCAATGACAACGCATGCGACCTCGCATAACGCTATATCAATGAACGGTTCATGGTCCTTATCGGGTAATCCCCCAGTCTCATAATCTTGAACGATTACATATTTTACACTACTTTTCGCCATTTTCTTTCAATAAATTATACGTTTTTATTCTTGGATCTTTTTTTGAGATCACCTTTTCAATCCTATTTCCTCCCAAATACTTAGGTAGACGGCCCCTATTGCAATACGCTTTCACATCGTGAATAGTGAATTCCTTCACTACACGCGACCCCTCCTGGGAAACGGGGGTTTTCATTTTATTCTCATTTAACCAATCTCTCAATGTTGAAAGAGTAACCCCCTCCAAAACAAACTTATTATCCATTCTTTCTTCTTACTATTAAATCAAAATCATCATCACGATCGCGTTCATCCGTATACGATAATACGGTGTTGTAAATTAACGGTCGACGCGTGACGTCCAAACTCCCCCTATTCAACAATATGGCCGGATTCCCATTTTCATCCTCGGTTTTCTCCCACGAGAAAATCTCAGATACCTTGATACAGGTATAATTAAAATCTCTAAACAAAAGAGCCGTCCCTTTAGTTGACACCGAAACCCCACCCACTAATTTTTTAGTGGGTATGTTTAACGATAATCTCGTTAATTTCTCTTCAATATCCTTATCACTCACTGTCTTGTACTTCCTAAAAACATGGAAAACTTCTTCTTTTCCACATTTTTTAAGAATTTCCAGCAATAACATGATTATTCTGATATCACTATTGGATATCGGATTGATATATCGATCACCGAACATTTCGCGGTGGAGATCCGTCATATTCTTGATAACTTCCTCATTCATGATGTAAAAATACGATTTTAAATTCAATAAACAAAGTTTATTCCTTTTTTCTTTTTAAAAAAGCCTCACGTGATCTGAAATCATGGGTGTAATGACAATCAATGCACCATAACTTGATATTATCCTCGTTCAATCTTTCCTCCGTGTGAGCACCCTTACCCTTCACATGTGCAAAAAATTGTACTCGAGGTTCTTCTCCTAGATAACAACCACAATGTTCGCAATAATGAGGCCTCAATTTCCATATTTTAAGAAACAAATCCTTCTCACCCGTTGCTTTACGAGGTTTTCGTTTTATGGGGGCGGGTTTCAACCGTCCGGGTGTGAATGATGATGGTGCGCTCACGCGGCCTAATCTCTCCCTGTTACAATAATCGCATAACCCGTACTTCTTATTCACTATATAGGTCTCCCTCCCGCATTTATGACAAACACCTCTACTCTTTAGCATATATTTCGTTCCAATTACAAGTTACGGTTGACAATCCCTCACCAATCATTCCACCAAAAGTAATTTCAATCTGATTTAATATATACTCCTCCATGTTAACAACAATGTTTTTTATATTTACAATTCTTACAAAACGGGTTTGCCTCATCGTAAAGAACGCCCCCGAAATCCAAACAATTCAAATACCCCCGTGGTGTGTTCCAATACATTTTACGCTGTTTGTTTTTATAATCCTCCGACAGCTTCAACGAATAACTTTCTCTAAGAGGGTTTTTTATCGTTTTAGACTCCTTGTATTGCTGGAGGTAATATATTTGCTCCTCCGTCCTTTCATTATAGCGTAAATACATTTTTTCACTATAAATCCAATTCAATTCGATGTGGCGTCGTGTTAGGAGACCCTCATAGCACCAAAAAGCGTACACGGAATAATTCCATATAAAACTATCACCGCTGCTAATGGGTATCAACTTTGTGAACTTCGAGAGCATCCTTAGATTTCTCGAAGTTCTGGGTAAACGATATTCGGGTTGCAAGTACTTTCTTTGGTATAAATACTCAAAAACACGAATTATCTTATATACAGGAACCATCACCTATTTTTTGAACCGACCTAATTCGGCTCTCAAAGATTCAATGTTCGTACAAGAATCGGTAGATTCAAGACCCCTCACCTCCAAATAAGCCGCGTATGCTTCAGGAAAATTATCTTTCAATGAATTTTCGGTTGTTATCCCTGATAGCGTGCAATCGATCCGATTTTTTAAGCTAAAAATCTTGTAGGTTAACCGGGCCCATATTAAAACGAGCTCGAACACTTTGTTTAATACAATCTCATCTTCAGCTATAAGCTCGATGATATTTGCTTTTGATTTTCTCTCAAAATCATACCTGTATGGTATGTCAGAAAAGTCAATCGATTCGACATACAGCCCCTCGATTTTTTTACGTTCAGGTAATCTCGACCAATCACCTTTAATATTGAAAAAATCACGAGGACCGTACCATTCCGACTCTTTCTGAATTAAACCGGGATATTTTTCATGAAACTTAATCACCTCGTCGGGAACTTTACCTTGTATAAAAGACGAAATCTCATCTTTTATGTTTTTACGAACTTCGTTCACTTCTTTCCACGTCGGTGCAAGAAGTTTGTTCCTGATAGCCTCTCTCTCGGCATTATTTAATCTTTTCACTGCCATAATTAATTGGTATTGGTATTAATTTTAACAGGATAAAGATACACAATGTTTATCTATTTGCCAACAATAAAAGGAGGAAAATTCCTCCTTTTATATCTTTTAATTCCACTCAACATTTAACTGCCAACTCTCATCCGTTTCTTTCTTCACACTCTCAAACCAATACAATTTATTCTCCATCGGTTTTGCCACATCCCTATAATCTTTCATCACATTATCGGTATCTATCTGCCTGCACACCCATATACCGATAGATCCATTGGGAGGTATCGCCCCTATATTAAGTTTATTCTCGGAATCAGTCGTTTGAAAATCTCCGACAAAAGGTTTTGAATAGATATCCGGGATTCTTTCCATGACAGGTCTCCCCTCCTTATCAACATTCATGGCAACAGGGGCGATCAGGAGGATTCCTTGATTCAATTCACCCGCCGTTGCCATATACAATGTCACATCATTCGCCTCCTGATCGGAATCGTTAACGAGGACGAGGGCCCGGTATTCAGTTTTAGCTTTCGATGCCCCGTACACGGAGATTTCACCGAATAAATTATCAAACTCATCATTTCTCACGGTTAACTCTGATATATAACCGCCGATCGATCCACTCGGTCTATTAGGCCCTTGACCCGAATTCAAACTCGTTGTATAACACAATTTCATTTTTCTTCTCTTAAATGGTCCAATACTTACGTAACGTATCCTGATCACTAACCGTGATCACTCCGTTATTATTAACAACTTTTGCTAAAAGGAATTCGATATCCTGAACATACGCTGGAGGGCCGCCATTAACCGATTCAGTCAATAACTTCGATGCGTTATATCTATCATATGAATACAATCCCTCTTTCTGCTCGTCCGAGAAATTAGTACCGATGGGTAATGTACCGAGAACAACCATTTTTAGATTCTGCTCGGCAACCAAACTATTATATGAATTAATAATCGCGGAAGTTCCGTTCACGACATCAACAACTTCGTATATGCCGTTATTCAAAGGATCTGACCCGTCTTCTTTCTCAAACTTAATACTGATCGGCGCCTGACTTCCCTGCCCTCTTAGAACGTTTAAGAAATCAGTGTTTAGCCCGTTCAAATTTCCATTCACATCGACCGATACGTACCCATCCTCCCAGTGAACGATATCATACGCTAGAAAGACATAATAAGGTATCCCGTTGTTGGGAACTTCTAGATATCGTATTTCGGGTACTGTGATTAACTGTTTGTTCTTCGTAACGATATACCCGGGGGCTATTTTAATCGTGCCGGGATTCGAATCAGCCGTCACTCTTAGCTCTGTTGAGCTCGATCCCCCAGTTGATGATACTATTCCCCATGATTTCGTTATCCCCATCAACAGGGTCTTGCAGAAACCCAGTTCGGAGAGAAACTCCTGACTTTTTTGTAGCTCCTCCTTTGAAAGAAACGTTCTTCTGTTATAATTTAATTTACTCATATATCCTTTTGTTTTAATCAACTAAAATCAAATTCCAACCTTTTGCTAGCACCAAATCACGAGAAGGCCCACCCTCTTTTAAATAAAGATCACTGTTTGAATAATAATACTTACCATCAGTTGTTGAATTTAAGTAACGTAAAAATCCGTTGTAATTACTCAAAAGTTCGGATGCGACACGAGCGTTCTCGGCATGAATTTCTTTATATGAAGGTGTCTCCGATGAGACTACCATGGTGTCGGCTGAACATCCTGCAAAATTCAGGTATGTTATCCTCGTTGAAGTGAAAACTTCTATCCGCTCCAACTGTTTACAATTCTCAACAGACATCCATCTTAAATTAGCACAGTATTTTACTGTACCACCGACAGATTTTTGAACCTCCGTTCGAACCGCAGTTGAACCGCTAATATCAATCACTTCAAGCCCCTCCATATGATAAAGAGGAACCCAACCTTCATACGCGTCTTGTGGTGAGAATTGCGTTAAATTTCTCAAATACAACTCTTTCAGTTTACTTGATTGCAATAACGCGTAATAAACTTGCGCACCCGGAAGATTCACAGAATCGGATAAATCAAGATACTCCAACGAAGTGGGAACCGCGATAAGCAGGGTTTTCAATGAGTTATTCTTACTCAGATCTAATTTGACAAGATTCCGTGTTACAATCCCGAACGCGGGTATTGATGTGTTCGATGATAGCCAAGTTTGAACGTTCATTATCGAATTCCACCAACCGAGTCCATCAATGGTCATATCGGGGTTATTATTTAGGTTGACATTCAATAAATTCGAATTATTCGTCAGATCAATGAATTTCAACTGATTATTGCTCGCATTGAAATCCTCTAGCTTATTACCCGCTGCCAACGCTTTTCCAAATGTTATCGAAGGTTGACCTGATGATTGATTTTTTCCCAGTTGATTATACGAGCAATTGAATTTTCTCACATAATCGATTGTAGATAAATCCAACGTTGTTAATTCGTTATATGAACAATTAACAAGTTCAAGTTTAGGAAAACGGAGCGCACCGACATTTTTATAGTAATTGATCAGCAATTGAACATCACTATCGGAAAAGTATCTATCAGTTATGATAACATCCTGCGCTCTTCCTTTAAACAACTTCCACCCTGATTGATATCCCCGGCCGAATGATATATGCTCGGTTCCGGTAAATCCAAGTAATCCATCATACGATAACGTGTCGCCTCCGGGTGTTGTTGATGCCGTGTATTTAACACCGTCAACATATATCTCGGTTAACCATGGGCCACCATTCCACTTAAATCTGAACATGACATGTTGCCATCGATTAGGAGTTAGCTGGATCGCTTGACAGGTTTGACGCCCCGATCTCGTATAAAGGTCGACCGTTAATTTATTTTGGAACGTATTTTGCCCCCATCCAATCGCCCATCCATATTGTCCTGTATTTAACCCGAAAAACACACCACCACATAGCCCCTGATAAGAAGTGACATCCGTTGGATAAATCATAAAACTACCTGAAACTTCCGATGTTACATTTGAACTCATCGTCAGAGGTAACTCGGCATAAGTGCTTCCCATTTGGAGAGCGGATCTACCTTCTTCGTAACCTTCGACATAGCGCGGCTGCCCGACAATTGATGAAAATTCGAGTAAACTCTTATTCATTTTATTCATGTTTCCGTTAAGCAGATACGCTATGTGGATCGGGGTGGTCATTGAATTAACCACATCCTCGACATTCTCCGCCGTTGAACCACCCTCCGGCGTGAATGTTAGATTGGTGAGATTGTTATTATCACAATTCAATGTCGTTAAATTCACCGTGTTCGTTAAATTCAATGTAGTCAGTAGGTTTTCACTGATATTTAATACCTGCAATGACTCACCTATTGCGTTTGGATCAAACGAGGTCAACAAGTTCTGATTCAGGTTCAAATTCACGATATTTTTACATCCCGTATAATTAAATGTGTGAATTTGATTGTTATATAGATAAACAAATTTCAACGCGTTATCCGTCGATATATTAACCGTCTCCAGAGCATTATTATACCCGTTTAAAGTTTCAAGTACGGGGTTGTTTGAAACATCCAGTGTTTCCATCAACGCATTATTCGTCGCGGTTGCCGTTTTTAAAACAGGGCAATCATGTAACTCGACAAATTTAAGTTGGGGTTTATTGCTGATGGTAAACTGGGTGAAGTTATTATAACTAGCATCGACATTGACGAGATTATTACTTGTCACAATACTTGCAGCCGAACTATCCGTCAGTAAATTGTGTGAACAGTTCAATCCCCGTACGCCGGGGTGGGAACTGAGGTTAAGTGATGTTAATTGATTATTATCAACATCAATATTCTTCAACTCAGTGTTATTCGTTAATGTTATCGATGTCAATTGATTGTTGGATAAACTCAAATTCGCAAGTTTCGTACAATACGGGGCTGAGAACGTTGTTAATCTATTGTTATCCATCGATAGAGTTGCGAGGTTGCTGTTTGTACTCAAATCGATCATGGTTGAAATCGATGTATTATCAGTTCTTAAACTCTGTAATTTACCGTCATTCAGAACATTCACGCTCGTCAAAATCGAGTTATCACCACAATCAGCTGTCAATAAACTACCGCACCCGGATATATCAACTGAGGGTAATTTCGAGTTATTCGTCACATTTGCCACCGTCATCGCCGGACACTTACTCGCTGTCAACGTCGTTAGAAGATCCATCCCCGTGACTGTTAACGAGGTCATCACGGGCATATCGGCTATTAATAGAGTGGTAAGTTTCGGGTAACCCGCCCCCGTGAAATTACCCGTAGAAAGGTTGTTCTTTCCTATATTCAAATCGACTAAGATGTTCGATGATGGGATTGTGAACGTGGTTAATTTATTATTATATACCGTGATCAATTTCAGACTCGTTGCGTTACCCAAGTTCAAAGATGTCATTTGATTATTATCGGCATTCATGTTGATAAGCGCAACATTCGCGGCAACGTTAAGAGAAGTCAACTTGTTATCGTTCAAAAGTAAGTTTTTTAACGATACGAGGTTACTCAAATCAAGCGACGAAAAGTTATTTCTCCCCAAATCCAAGTAATTCACATTCGGATTCGCGGTTAGGGATAGATTGGATAATTTATTATTCTTCAATGAAATCGATGTTACCTTTGTTAACGATGATATATCTATCTGGGTTAACAAATTATTATCCATGTTAAGAACATCGATATTCGGCATATTAGTAAAACTGACAGATATAATTTCATTATCGGGTACGTTCAATGTCGTTATATCCCCGTCATTGATCACGATAACGTGTTGGGCCTGATTATCAGTATATCGGTGTGTTAGAATATCGGTTGTCGTCACACCATCCCCCCAATCAACAACCAACTTCCCATCATACTGAGTTCCCTCGAAAGAAAACGCACGTTTTGACGTGACAAAATTCATCAACGATTTTTTGAACACGACGTTTGCGACTATGTTTTTGCTCATCGAAACCAGATATTGATTCGAAACTGGCTTCATCTCCCCGTCTATCTCGACCGAATCTATCTGATACCCAACACTAGGTGTGATTCTGATAGTCGCGATATCCCCGGCTCTGTACGTCCCGGCACCCACAACAACACCTCCGGCTGTTGGAACCCAGTTAACTGTGAGAACGAAGAACATAATATCAACACCCGTTAAATAAGTTGGTAGCAGAACATTGTTCTTGTAACTTAAAAGGTATTGCTCCGTGAAGTTCTTAATATATGATTCCTCCTTCCCGGAATTATTATAAAAGTATGTTGCAATCGGTAGTATCGAACTCAAGTATCCCCGCTCGATCGATAATTGTAGCGGTTTTACCTTGATATCTCGTATTAGAAGTGCCTTATCGCCGCTCTGATATGTTTGTGTTATAACGGGCGTGAAATATCGCATATCCTTGTGGGATAACAAGGGTGTCCCGTTTAGGAAGTTAAGTCTCACATTCGGGTTCGGATATTCATCCGCTCTTAATATAACCGCACGGAACCAATATTCAACACCGATCTGATTTATCACCCGTGGTGTATCCTTGTCGTAAAATGAATTCTGAGGCTGCCCGGTCTGAGCGTTGGAAAAATCCAAGGGTGAGAGATTTTTATCATAACCCTTCACACCGAAATTCAAGTGATCGGGCGCGGTTGCCTCGCCGGAAAGGGCGATCACCCTGAAATAAATCTCATAGGGTATGGAAGGCGAGATCTTCAACAATTTTTCCTTGTCAACAGGTGCTTCAATACCGTTCGTCCCGGCAGATGTTGCCAACCTCAACCATTCATAGAGTCCGTGTTGAAAAACATCAACTGAACCAACGACAGGATACTTCGATATATCCTTAATCGATTCAGTGTATTCATACGCTTTCATCGCGTTAACGATCTGCTCCGTTCCGATCCACATGGGCGAGGAGAAATCACAACACCAGCCCAGATCCTGTCTCACCAAGTTAAAAAACATGAATTCCTCGTCCGGGTTATAATTAATCAGTCTCAAAAATTCTCCATTCACCGTCCCGTCCATGTCTATGATGTTACGCGTTCCCCTTTTTCGAAATTCATCTATGTAATGCGAGAAGAGATAATTTCTCTGTAATTGAGTTTCCTCCCCGGAAAGGGCCAACCCCCTTCCCTCCAGAAATAAATTGAATAGAATGTTATTTCCCGGTATATCCTCAAACTGTCGTGCCATGTAAACGATCAGAGCGAAAAAATGCGTTATCGATAGCCAATAATCGATGAAATCCTTACTATTCTCCGTGTAATCTCTTTGTACATATTTAGGAAGTATTCCTAATTCATATAATTTTTCGAGCACGTTAAAAGCCCAGCCCAGAACATTGATATCATTAACATCGAAAAATTGCTTGAAATCCGTTTTCGAATATATCGTATCATCGCCTTGACGAACCTCGCCTTCAAGCTGAACCCAGTTAAAATAGAGCTCTCCGTTCTGTCCTTCGTGTTCATACGTGTATTCGAATAAAAACGATTCCTTTTCTTTGATCGGAACGTTCTGTAGGTTCGCGGCGGTCAGATTTTGCCAATCACTCCAATTCGTCCCTATATCTTTTGAATAGCGGAACTTCTTCTGATAATACATATCGGTCGTTTCGCCGGATGTGTTATCTATGAAACCGTATAACAAAACTAAACCCAAAACGGGTACATTGGTGCTGATATGAAGCACATCGCCATTCTCCGTTGTTTTATTCTCAATGATCATAAATACCTTCGTTTATTCCGTAAAGATAAAAAAAATAATCCTTTAAACAAAGGATTATTCATCTTGTGTATCTATCTTGTTAATAAACAGAATTAACCTGTTTTCGTTACGATAAACTTTTGGGTGACTCCCTGAAATGTAAATTCAAAGACTATATCGCCTTTCGGGAAAACACCATTATTAACCGGTAGATACGCCCCACTGCCGTCAAGATTATTCTTGATCTTTTTCATCGACCCGGTTATATTATACGGGATTGTAATTCCACTGACGGTCACGGTCGTCTTGAGTGAGTACCCACCCAGCGACCCCTCAACGCCAACATCAGGAGACATCGACCGGTTAAAATACAAACCATTTATTGCACTCGTTATGATTTTATTCGTTTCCGACGCTGCGGTCATATTAGGCTTGATATTATCTTCCGTGGTACCCGTTCCACCCGTGCAAACGAAAGGTTTGGTTGATCCCCATGAATCAATAGAGGGTGATTTCGAGGTACTCGGCAGCATATTACCCTTATACACCCGGTATAAAAGATTCAGTTCCACGGGTGTGAGTGCTCGTGGAAAATAAGCGTATTCTTGAAGATACCCTTGCCACCAATCTAAGGGAGGTACCGTCGTGCGGAACGCCCGGCCCAACCAGATATTACCATCCCATGTATAATCCCGACCGTCATATCGAACCGGACCCCCTAGAGGATGTTGATCGGGTGTCATCAGCCCGTATTTCTCCCCGTTCAGGTAAAATTCAATGGTGTTAGATGATACATCGAGAATCATTATCAAATGATTCCACCCGTTCACGATCCAATTATCAACATCCGTTTTACACACTTGATTTGATGAACCGTTATAAATTTGGAACCTCATCGGCGTGGATGACGGGTCTCCGTTCGCGACATCCAAACCGAGAGCGTATCCCAGGCCGGAAGTTCCCGGGCCGTCCAAAACACCACCCATGATACCATCATACGTGGTACTTGACGAGCCCATACTGAACGCACAGATTGATATGGTGAACGCATTCGTACCCTTCACCACCGCCGGTAATCGAATGGCCGCACCCCCACCGATTAAATCAAGACAAGGTGCTCCGTTGAAACCGGCGGTATAATATTCTATGTTCCCTATCGTTGCACCGGGATCATTACCGTTCCCGGAATAATCGGTTATATCTCCTCCCAGAGGTAAATAGGTGGAAGGTTTCAGGTTAAGTATCGTGTTAATACCGGCGACCGGCCATAACTTCACACCCTCGAACCACGCTTCTTTCAAGTTCTTACCTTCAAAGGCCCCCGCCTTCAGATCTCCCAGTGTTCCCAGTGTTATTCCCATAATCCTATCCGAAAACTAAATATAAAACACCACTTGCCTGTGTTGCCGGTAACGCGTCAACCGGTTGAATATCCGTGACCTTCTTGGTTGAAGTCGATTTCACGAAATTCTGAGAATTAACCCATGTTTGAGTTGCGTATCCGGTAATATTCGGGATGTCCGTGATTAAAGCTAATCTAGTACTGCCAGAGGTTGTACCAACTCTAGCATATCCATCATTATCTATAAATAAATATTTGTTAGAATTATAATTATATATATAAGCACCTAGACTATCCCTGAATCCTATTGCAGCTGAAGCAGTTCCCTTTCTAAGAACTCTCATAAAAGTTTCAGATCCATTAGTGTCATTATTATTAATTACAAAAGTTGTGCTTCCAACTGTATTTATAGTTAAATTGCCTGATAATGTCCCACCTGTTAATGGAAGATAATTACCTATATCAGATGTAGTAGCTAATTTAATCCAATTTCCAAATGATGTCCATTTAGTTCTATAATAAAGGTCAGTTCTATTAGAACTTGCCCATAATTGAATTCCTTCATCATCTCCTTGAACACTAAATAATAATCCTTGAGTTGTTGGAGTTTCAGCAACATTCTGTATTTCAGAATAAAATATTTGATTAGCTGGTAAAGTAGAAGGATTACTACTAGATTGTGTTTGTATTATATTAACATCTTTATTTGTTAATAACCTATGCCACTCTCCATATGTTGTCTCATTATAAGCCATATGCCTATAATAAAGACCATTTTTACTAGCTTCTGCACCACCTGAAAACCATAATTGATTTGCCCAATGAGCATTTCTTGAATTTACTTGTAATACAGTTCCATAATTAGTGGGACCTCCAGCATTATTTGCATCATAAGCATCTAGTACTTGTAAATACCCACTATAATTTCTATTTGGAGTTAAATCATTTGTCCAAATACTATTTCTAAATCCTATTCCATTTTCAATATATATAATTCCTCTAGAATAAATTCCATTAGCAGGTACTAAACTTAAAGCATCACTAGCATAACTTGTTCCTACATATAATGAACCAGTAGCTACTTTTTGAGAACCTCCTTCTGCATTTAAAAACTGTGTAGCAGATGTACTTCCAATAATATATGGTCCATTAACACCAAAAGATATTTTATTAGTATGAACAGTTGCGATATATCCTGCCAGAAAAGCCCAACTCGATGATCCTAATTGCGATGCACCACCCGATGCAAGACTCTTTTCGACATTGGGAAGGAAACCATTACCATTTGCTCTCAACCATGGATACGTTGTGCCGTCAACTCTGATGATCGCCGGGTAATTGTTCCCATCGAAAGATAACCCAGCAATATTCTCGTCTGCGGTCAGCACCCTTCTCCAATTCGCAACGGCCATACCCTTGTTGTTCGCGGTTCTGTACCACATCCTGCCTGTTCCGTTATCCACGTTATGGATTATATCGAATGCGAGCTGAGTTTTCAGTGCCGCCTCATTATAGGATGAAGTGTAAGGTCCATCTATCTGTAATACATTGCCATAACCCATACCAGTAGGTGCATTGACAATCTTCCCTGGGGTGTAATAATTGAATAGGAGTTTCGGTTTATCCACCCCGATCATAGAATTCGCATCGTACCCATCGTTATCAACGGCTTGGGAGATAAATCCGTAAGTCCATGTGATGTTTTGGGGGAGGAACTCCGTGTAATTCGATGAATCAAGAATCGTGTAATCAGTTGTCCCCTTGGTATGAATCAAATTGACATTACCACTTCTAATTTTAGTGGTACCTGAAGCACGACCTAAATGTGCCAACGTTGAACTCTGAGACCAAACCAACGAATTACCGTTCGGGTCATCCAATGACCATACGATTGGAACTTCTAATGAAGCGGGTCTGAATTTATATTGAGCGGTAGCGTTATCAACATCTCCTATACCTATATAAGCCCACCCAGTATTAGTAGCACCAACCGTACTACATCCTCCAAATATAGATTTGGAAGTATTATCACTATTAGCTTCAAATATAACGGATCGTGACCAACCGGATCCTGCCGATGCAGTTATATTTACGAGTAATGTTCCTGTTGATAAAACCTCAAGAGGTCCAACATTGAACTTCCCTGCGGTGAAACGGTTCGTTCCGGTGAATGTATTATTCCCTGATTTCGTTGCGGGATCAGATAAATTATATTTATCCCAGATTTCATAATAAGTTCCATTATGTCCAATAGCCCACTTATCTCCTGCATATCCAAATACCCCTAGCTGAGAGGCTTGTGCATTTATAGCTTGTATAATACAATGATTATCAGCATCAGTAGACTGTAATCTCAATTTAATATCTACTGATTGTTTTATTGTAAGTTGTCCAGTTAAGGTACCTCCAATAAGTGGCAAGTAATTAGCTAAATCAGTAGATGTTGCTGGATCTGGGAGATTGAATTTATCCCATATTTTATAAGTATTATTATCTCTATAATGTGTTAAATCAGTGGAATTGGATACTAACATTAATGGAGTATTTGAATTTCCAATTTCAACATTATTATTAGCATTAACTACTGCTATTTTGATATTACTAGTTCCATCAGTCAACCTTCCAAAAATACCCTTTCGATTGGGAAAAATGATGGATCCAGTCATTGTACCACCAGAAAGGGGGAGGTAATTGGTTAGTTTATTATTGAAATCATCACTTAACGTTTTTAGCGCGTCCGTGACAGCTTTCTGGGACATGACCTTATCCGTCGCCGCACCCGATACTTGAAGAACTGATGCTTTGTCAAACTTCAAATTAAGGGCATCAGTCGTTGCCTTCTGAGACATCGGATCGATTGTTGATTCCCCGGTTCCTTGCTGACTCACCAACCGATTGATGATATCATTATAATTATGTTTATGCGCCGGTGTGAGCGGAGTGAGTGGAGTGAGTGGTGAGGGATCTCCCGGAACGATTGATCCATTTGATAGAGCCTGTAACCATGAATATTGCCCCGGCAACATAACCCCGGCTAATTGATCTGTCGCACCCTGAATTGTTGTCTCTTTTCCGGCAGAACTATGAATTGTCACTTCCGTCTCTGAATATGACGTAGTTAGATCAACTGTGATATCTATCTTTCCCAGAGATTCCCAGGATTGAGTGACCTCATCCCAGACGATCTTCTCAGAATCCTCGAATGTCTTTCCGCTATACGGATCCGTTACCGTTCCTCCGGCGGGCGAAGTGATGATAACATACATATCACCCGATTCCAACGTTGATGGATTAGGAAAATCCGCGCTCACCCGGATTATCCCCTTGAAATCAAGAGGATTACCCACAGCACTTTTAACGAAATCCTTTACGGTTATCTTGTAATTGACGTTGTTCGAATTAATCAACATGTAATCACCATCATCCGCTAGTTGCCGGGGTGGTAATGTAACCAGCCACCCGTCGACATACGCTCGAACCCATTTGTGGGTAGCAATTTCCGACCATGCTGACCCATCATAAGCGCGAAACACAAACGGAACAACCGTGTTATCCAACCATATCAGGTTGGTATTGCGGGGAGCGGAACTCCCTATATATATGGCCGCGACCTGTCCTAAATTTCTAATCATTCACCGTTTGAATTAATTGTCCATCTAACTTATCTATCTTGTATTGATCGGGGTTATTCGATTCAACAATCAAATCACCGTTTCCATCAACATAAAATGTATCCTCGACACCTCCCTTAACTCTCATCACCAAATCACCGATACCGATCTTCTCGCCCTCCATTGTCCTGTCAAACTGAGATATGAAAAAGAATAAAAATTCTCCCGTCCCATCCTTGTCATAATAGGTTAATATCTCAATATAAGGTCTGTATATATTGAAGACGGTCGATGTATTCAGTTTCTTAGTCTCCGGCATAATCACTGGGATAAAATATCGGTGACAGTACTCCGTTTGAATCAAATATTGGATCACCTTTTAAATCTCTCATCACAAACCCCCTAATACGAGGAAGCTCATTTATGGGAACAAGCTCGTCGGCAGAAGGATAAAATGTTGAATCTTGGACATACTTAACACCCTCCGTATCCTTCACTATACCTAATAAATCATCCCACTCTACCTTCGATCCCGGTACCCAGTATCTAAAATCGAGATACTTTGTCATCGCGATTTGAATATTCCGACGTACATCATCGGGATCATAGTTATCTGCTATCTCAACCCTGAAATCAACACCCCGGCTTCCACCCACACTATACCATTTCACATTCGTAAGAACTATCTCAACTGTATCGCCATATTTATTTCTATCACTTAGCGGGAAATATGGTGCAGCTTGTTCTAGTAAATTTGCCAACTCAGTATCGGTAAACTCAACGCCATTCTGAGTCGAAAGTGCTAATTGTAATTTCGCATTCTCATTTACACCGAAATTAAAAAACATCAGCACTCTATCGTCTATATTTTGGAAAACTTGTGTGAAATATTCCCTTGTACCAATTGATAATATATTCAAATTATTTCTAATCCGAATCCTGAATGTTTCATCATCTTCTGAATCCCTCCCTCCCACTGCGTAATATTCATTTGAACACGCCTTATGGCCGACAGGTTCGGGAACTACGTTCGTAATCGTATTAGGGGCCACGTTCGTTTGAGATCCTGTTCCAGCACTTCTCACTTTCACATATGTGTAACCGTTATCACCTACCGTTGCATCAAACTCGGTCATAAAACGGACACCGTTTATGTTTACGAATTCCGTTTTACCGGCTTCGTAAAAAGTTCCCTGTTCAGCGATAACCTTCACATAGGTTGAAGATCCCAGTGCACCCTTTCGTGGACTAACACCGAATAGCTGGGCCGCGACATCGAGATCACTCCCGGAAGCTGTATCCGGGAATATGCGTGCCGCCACGATCGCGACGTCCTTTAAACACTTCTGCCCGACTTTCGCAACACCGAAAGCCGTGGCATTCACAACCGAGTTGTCGCTGATATCCGATACTTTATTGGTTTTATTCAAGAACAACTCGATGAATAAACTTTTCAGAAGGGATATTGTATGTTTAACGCCTATTATCATACGTTTATATTTGTAATAAAACTATCACTGTTAACCGTCCTTACCTTTATCTTCATGATTATATAATCATCTTCACGAGTTAAAGATAATAAATTTACTTCTATAAACCGATCGTCTTTCGCGAACATCGTCGATAAATTTCTGAATAATGTGGGGTACTGTATCGCCGAAACATTGGTTCCCACGAATTCATTAGATATGCCATCTTCCGGAAACTCAGGAATATCCCCCTTAAGGGTATTCATTATCGTGTCTATGGTTTGATTTATCGCGTCCTTGTATTCAACTATCGCTAAATCATTATCCTTGAAATAAAAGCGCTTATCGATATCCTTTCCGAGAATTCTTTCACCCACCAAGCTATCAACGACGGTCTGTATTCCGAAATTAGCGGTACTGCTTAAGCTGATCTTAAATATCGGTCCACCGTTTCTGGGTGAATATTTCTCCTCTATAATGAAATTATCAATCGCTATATTTTCCCAATCATTCTGCGGATCATTACTACCCACACTTGATGCGACTTGTTCGAAATTTTCGAAATCCGCTAACGCTCTTTCAAGGTAAAATTTCCCGTCATATCTTCCCACTCTCGAACTTCTCATCCATTTACTGGTATTGTTGATCGTGAGTAATTGACCCCAAGTATCTTCGAACGTATCCAAAAGATCCCACATATCGGTAGTCTTCATCTGCCCTGAAAAATTATAAAACGCGGCATCTATTTTTTCTGCTCTAAAAAGAAGATCATCAAGTACCTTGAAACTATTCGCTGGCAGATCTCCACCTTCATAATACGATAAAATAGACGGGTATCCTTGATTGATAAAATCAACGACATCTTGAAAAAATTGAGCTATATCAATTCTCGTTATATTGTAATATTTTTCCGCACTCGTTGTTTCCATCACGGTAAAGTATCAGTTGCCCACTTTTGAATTAATGAACCCAATTGATTCGAAAGAACATTAACACCTTTTTGAATGATCCCTGTTTGCAGTGAATTCTTCAATGATCCCTCATAGGCTTTCTTTGATAGCACCAGACTCAAAGGCGCTATGGCTGTTAATGTCAAATTATAATTCCATAACGTATTTGAATTATCCGCGTCAGTATTTAACGTCAACCCGTTACTAGGAACTGTGACAAGGTAACTCTCACCTAAAGCCATGTTATAAAAGTATAATCGGAAGGGTAACCCCTGATCATCTATCCCGTTTGATTTCGCTATAATCGCACGTAGCAAATTCATAGCTCCGAAGCCACTCTTCACACCAACATCAAAATTGGGATAATTAACTATCAAACTTTTCGATTTCGCCTGATATAAGTCATAAACACCCCTCGACGTGGAATATGCAACCGCGCTTCCAGTAGGACCTTTCGTTGAAAGTATCAATTTAAAAAACCTTCCAAAATTACCCTTTATAGTAATCTGTTGAGGTACGAACGCTGTGCTACTTAACACCGTAATCCCAGTATTCGATTGCTTTATATTCGTTCTTTTAGGTTCTGTTTTTTGAATTGATGTGGGTAAAACCGGGAATGAAAAATAATCTATCGTCCTACCCGATCCATCCGTTAATTCGAGTGCCACCATGTAATACTCAAAGTCATGAGGTGATAAGCTGCTCAAAGCCGCCTGCCCTATTGACCTAACAAGGTTCGTATACTGTCTATTAACTGAATCTATTGACATGATTTCACTCTATTTTACAGTTAAAATTACGCAAAATATTTCAATCCGTAAAGGATATCTCAGAATTTAATTTACTTAAATCGGGGGCTTGTATACCGGCGACCGCGTTAACACCTGCTGTGAATGCTGTTCCACCGCCACCCCCTGGGCTCCCTTGTGCTGCCGGTGTGACTGCCGCGGAACCAGTTGACCAAGCCCGTTTCAAAGTATCTATATTCGAATTTATCTTTTCCAAAATACCCTTCAACGTATCACCTAAAGGGATCGGTTCACTACCTCCCTTAACTTTCATTTTTAACGTGGGATCAAGCGTTATATTTTCCTTGTCGATAAAAATTTTTGACATATCACCGCTTTCAGGATCAACGACTTCAATGTTAATATCCGTCGATGATGTGACCTTCGTTGATGTAGGTGTTAGCAGTACGGTCGTCGTTTTCTCATTTTCAACATCCATCACGGTCGCTTCAATCTGCTTGAAAGATTTCACGGAAACATTCCCATTCACAACTTCCATCTTATCACCGTTCGTGTTGAGTTCAATCCCGGACCCCTCGTCACCGTTAACAACAACTTTCAATTTCCGAGGGCCTATTCCATCAACATTCACAAGTAAGGTTTGGTCGTTAAGTGATGCTTGTATTAGAAATGATCCGTTATCATCCTGAAAGATTTTTCGATAATTACCCGCCTTGAATGTCACACCACTATTCGTACTTGGAATTGTCGCTATCACTAACGGTTTTTCACCGAATTCAGGTTTAACCAAAATAATCGGGGTACCTAGCTCATTCTCTGACTCAGGGATTTTTAAGTATTGATAAACTTGTTCGGTGACCAAGCAATTATGTATAACCGCATTGTTTCGATCTATCATGACTGAAACTCTGAGATTTTTATCACAGGTATCAATAAAATCATCTCTTTCAACGCCGGCGGGTAATATCACGTACCCGATCTCAATCGAATACCCTCCGTTAAGAACAGGAATTCCTGTCACTCCTTTATTAAATTTCATTGCCATGTTATAAATATCTTCTTTTTAGCATGTACTCAAAAACATCCTCGTTTATATTGAAATCAGATTTTATCATTGATGACGAATTAAACGCGTTTCCCGTTCTCCGATTCTCCAATATCGATTTACGCAATTCTTCAGTATTCACAATATTAAAATACGAGTATCGAACGGGGGCTGTTTTATTTTGATCGATTGCTGTCGTCCTTGCCCTTTCAAATCCCAAACCAACCGTGTTTGTTCGCGGATTCCGGGCCATCCTCACTTCACCAGTATCAACACCCTTAATCAAATCCCATCTCATACCTCTTTCGACCTGAATCGTTGTTACTCTATCAATATTTGAACCTATCGTGAGGCTATTATCAACGCCGGTAACGTAATACAGTTCATCCGTTGCGTCAAGTCTGATAAATGTCCCGACCTTTATCCTTCTATCACCATTAATCTGAATGGTTCCCTTTCTTGTGAAGGGTAAATATACGAATGATTCGATCAAAAACAGAAGATCATTTAATATCGCTTGTGATATGAAATCAATATCGCCTATCTGCTCTTGCCCCTTTAACGCCCCCGTGTACAAATAGATGTCTGATATTTGAAGACGTTTATTCCCGAACACTTCCGCTATCTGCGGCAAGAAAACAACCGGGATGTTTGCGGCCGTTGTTTTGCCCTCCTCGCCGGTCGATGTGTCTGATGGTGTTACCTGATACCACGCGTATGATGTTGTATCATACCCAAGAGTTAGATTTAACAAATCCTTGTTTTCTATTGTGATATAGTTCGCCGAATCATTTATAACGCTTCTAATTGACTCGCCTGTAAAAGGTGGTTGTCTGACGGTAAAATTAAACATATCAATCCATGTATCACCGAATATTTCAACGAATGGTGGTTGACATATCCTGTTAAATAATTCGAGAAGGGTCCCGTCCGCACCACCCAGATCCCCGGATAAAACACGGTCATTGATGTGTTCATCAAAAAAGAACTTTATAATTGACCAAACACCCTTTAAATTTCGATTTTCATCATCTATTCCCTCAACCTTGTTCAATTTACTCAATCGTTCTCCATAGCTACTAAAAACATTGCTTGATATTATCCCAAGATTTGATAATCTATTCACGACAAATCCCAGGTATTCTTTTATACTTTTCAGACTGTAGTTGAGAAAATATTGTTCAAATTGACCCGTTAGGATATTTCTCTTAAACACCCCGGAATTCTCGTCACCCATCCACATGAAACGATTATCGCTTGCTGACATAAATCGATACGAATAAAAGTAAGACCCATCTTCCGACAAAAGTTTCATGAAATCACGTCCCTTGATTGAGATCGATTTGTCAGTGTATGAGAAATTCGTCGTTACATCAACGGAATCAATCAACCCCATCATATCCCAAACGCGGTACCATGACGGATTCTCATCTGGATCAGTAATCGGGTTAGCGAGGGTACTTAATTTCAGTACCTGACCGCTTTCATATCCAACATCATCTTTCTCAACTTGTAGCCTTTCAAATCTTATAAAAACAAGATCATTATACTGTATGTATTTCTCAAAATAATCAGCAATCAATTCATCTCGATTCCCCGTGAAATTAAACGTATTAACAGAACCTTTCTGGTTAACTGCGGTTGGATATTCAACATCAAACTCCAAACTTTTAGCGGGATTGAGTGTTATCGAAAACGCTCCCATTGCCATGTTCTTCGATGTGTTACATGCCACAACGAGAGGTGATACATCTATCAACTCATCTAATACTTTACTATAAATCCACACACGGACGTTTAAATTCACAACCTGCGCGTCAATCGATACTCTGTCGATGTGCGATATAAGCGATTCAAGTTTATAATAGCCGTCACTACTTTGCAGTATTTTCTGATATTCATTAAAATACGCGTTGAAATTATCTTGTTTCAGATACTGATTCTTCCCGTAAATCAATTGTTTTTCAACCATCGTTTTATTCAAAGGAACTCGTACGAAAATCCCCGCCTTTATCATGGTAGGATCAGCGCCGCTCATCCACTTCAACTGTTCCTCTGGAGTATAGGTTTTCACGATTTTCTGCCGATTTGTTAAATTCGATAACCCCGTGAAATCAAGAAAATCTTTCACGGTTAAGGGTGCTCCACCCGTTAAACCGTTATCGTCGTTGAACTTTGACACGAACGCGCTGACTTCTATATCCTCGCCTATTGTTATAATCACACTTTTCATATTACCATTATTTTGAGAATATGTACGGGGCGTTCATGTTTGCCTGGGCAACAGTGAGGGATGCTTTCTCTAAAACACCGTTAGCCTTCTTTAAAGCGGTTTCGATTGATTCTTGATTCTCTTTCGCCTTATCAACCCACTCTTCAATCTTACTAAAAACACGGTTAACAGTTTCAGATACAGCGTTAACAAGACGATCCTCCCCGTATTGTTTATATGCATTCGCAACCTCTTCGGGTGTTGTTAACTTGCCAGCTCTCCTCTCGTAACCTCCACCGCCTGTTGTTCTTATCTTATCGAGCCCCCCTTCCAAATCACCGGAAATATATGCATTGTATAGAGCCTCTGTGTCTGCGTGAGATAATCCAGTTAACCCTTTAAGTAAATATTTTGCACTTACTTCGTTACCCCCTGATAGTCCGGATGCCTGTGATAAATATTGTTTTAAAAATTGAGTGTTATTCAACGGGTTCTCTATCATCATCCCGAGATCCCACGTGCTAGCATTCGGATTAACCATCGCAGCCGCCCTATACGCGAGGCCCCTCGCCAATGGATTTTGATTATTTCCGATATTCTGTAAACCACCAACAATCCTATTCAATTGAGGTCCTTGTATGCCGCTTTGAGATAACCCCCCAATAACACCGGCGATTGCATTTTGATTAAAATCACCCCTCGAACTCAACACACTTTGAGCCGCACTCTGATATGAACTCAGAAGTTCAGGTAATAATGCAAGATTCCCGAATTGTCTTTGAGTTATTCGAGCAATCGCACTGATCACACCTTGTGATGTTCCGCCACGACCAAAACGACCAATTGATAGCATTTGATCATATAATCCATTATCGATCCCTAAAGCTCTTTGTTGTGCGAAATTACTGATGGTCGCTTGGGCTGAATATCTTCTTCCCGTTGCACGTTGATACGCTAAACGCCTGCTTAAAAATTCCTCGCCGGATAGACCGAGATCAAGGCCACCGTTAAATCTTTCAAGAGAAGCTTTCCAGAGATCGGGTATATCCCATCCGTTTATGGCAGCCAGATCTCTCGACCCGGATGTGACCGACGAATATCTTTTCATGGCACCCCAACCTAAACCACCAGCAAGAGCCAATGCGACTCCAACGGGGCCTAGTTTTGATAAGATACCTCTCGCACCACTCCCCAAGCTCCCCAACATTCCAATCATTCCCCCTCCACCTTGAGGGGTCATTTCAACATTAAATTGCTGCTTTAATATATTGGCCGCCTCCTGTCTCCGTATTATATCCTGTGCACCACCCGTTCTTTTTCCTTCAAGTCTCGCGATCCATTTTGCGGCATCGTCTTTCGATGTGATTCCAAGCCGTCTTACAAGCTCTTCCGCTGAATTTTTGGCGTCATTCTTCGTGTTATCCGCTATCTCACGGAGTAACTTAATAAGTAAGGCGTCTCCCTGGCGATCCGCCTGTATAGACCTCAATCCACTACGATACTGTTCCCTACTCAAATACCCCTGATCATATCGTGATCTTAGTTGAAATGCACGCTGGGTTTGATCGATCTTACTTTGCCGCTCAAATTGCCTAATTTTTTCGTTGATATTCAAACTAATATCACCACCGGAACCCAGAGCACCTGATGCCATTTCCGAGTAAAGTTCCCGCGCCCTTTTACTGGGTGACATGTCACTTTCAAGTATCTCGCGGAGACCTCTTACCTGCGCGGTATAGTAGGCCCTGTTCGCCTCGAGCCCCTTGAGGTTCGATTTATATTCCCTCGCAGAAATTGCGCCGCCCTTAAATTCAGCCTCTAATTCTTGTCTCCTTAAAGCGTTCGCTTTTTGATTTCTTGTTTCAAGTAAACGAATCTGTTCCGATATATGTCGGTTAACATCACGTAAATCCTTCGCTTGTTCACGGGCGTTTTTAGCGAATTTATCGTATAATTCAGCAGCACTCTGTCTCAGTTCTTTTACCCTTGAATCATCGACCTGAATTTTAACCCTGGCATTGTTGTCCATTTTGAGCCTCCTGCATCTTTTGTAAAAACTCTCGTGCTTCAGCTGCACGATCCTCGGGTGTTCGATCTATCTTCCTTGATTTCAGAAAATCGCATTCATTTGGTTTATACTCATCGGTATCCTGAATCTCATTAAACAATCGATCTTCCTCCCATTCTAACCGCATATTTAAAAAAGAAGATTCCCTATGTTGTTGCGACATGAAGGGAATCTTATGTTTTTCTCTATACCACCTGTCGATCGGAAATTTGAGATTCCATTTTACCATGAACTCTCTAAACTCATTCGACATGGCCGTTAAATTTTCATCAACTTCTCAATTTCATCTGCGAGGGGTTTCACATCCCGGTTAAAGGCCTCCTTGATCACCGCGAAATCTTTCAAACCCAAATCTCTGATTTCACACTTCAAATCTTCCATGAATTTAGGACACAACACCCTCAATGTCGCCTCGATATCAATAATATCTAACGCATTCATCGCACTGTTTGTTGCTGACGTAACCAAACTCGCGTACATTCCGTTGGATAACATCTGTTTGTAAACCTCAATATCCCGGTACTGTCCGACTGTGGGTAGATTGATCTCATACTCATTCTGAACAGTCGATGTCTTAACTTTAAATAAAATTTTTTCTTTCATATCTGATTTTTATTAACTCATTGTCATGGGAGTCTTGTATCGACCTGAAATATCCGTTGTTGCAATACCACCTGTTGCGACACTCCATGACATATTTTCCATGACGCAATCGCGTGCCCTCATGATGGTGTTTCCCGTTGTGTCCGTTTCTGTAACAAGACGGTTTGTCTCATCAACACCCGTTGCCTGTTTACGATACACAACAATAGAGAAAGTTAACGACATCAATGAGATGGTATTGATAACTTCGTCAACGGATCCGTATCTATTCAACATTTTCTTAAACCAAGGAGTATCAAATCCTATAAAGAAATAGTTGCTACTGAAACTACAATCAACAGCAGTCGGTACAAATTCATTGACCAATAAGTCACCGAGACCCCTAACCGGAGTTAAGGTGGTCTGTTCGGTGAACTGAACCTGTTGCATTTGACCAACAAGTTCATTATCTATATAAACTGCGGCTTGAGGTGCCCCGAAAGATTTAATCGAATCCATTTATTTAGTTTTTAAATACAAATCCGGTGAAGAATATCTTATTAATCTCATTATTAATGACAATACCGTACGTTACCCAGTAATAATCATCTTTCTTCGTCACGGTTACGTTACGATAAGAAAGAATCAGATTATCGGTATTCGAATTGGCGGTTCTTGTTAAGAGATAATTCTCCGTCCAATTTTTCAAAATACCCACACTTAATGTGTTCGCATTTACACCGTTCTCGGCACCCAGCAAATCGATCTCACTGTTCACAATCAATTCTTTATTGATCTGATCAACGATTCTCGTGAATTGAATTGAGAATGATTCCCCGTTTCCTGTGAACAACACTTGATTATCCTGCAATGTGTTTATACCCTGAAGTACAACAAATTTCTGAAGACTTTCGTTATAAACAGTGACGAGCACACCTGCATCAAGAGCTTTTTTCTTATCTGTTTCAGTTAATTGATGTTTTAGTTTTGAAACCCCTATACTCTTATTTGTAACAGGGATTTGAGGCGCCTTACCTGCCGTACGACCGATAATGCTGCACAGATTATACATTACACCCCACCAACGGTATCCAATTCCCAGTGCGGTGGAAGGCATACCCACGCCGCCATGAACGACACAAACATGGGACGAATTGAATCCTTGCGCTGCCTCTAATGATGTCGAAAAATCTCCCTGATCTTCTCCCACGCCGATAAATACTTGTTTTTTAAATTTCGCCACGTTATTAACATGAGCGATTAACGCTTTATTCATCGCGCTATTATAGTTTTGTGTACCGTACTGATCCGTGAAAACAAAACTTTCATCCAAATTCACGATGGCAGAGAGAACATTATCAAAATATTCACTATTATACGTTTCACTACCGCCTGTTGCCGCACTGTATTTTGTAAGTACCGTTATATCCTGCTCGTTGATCTTCCCGGTACCTGTCGCTGCCGATGAACTATCCAACATAAACAATGAATTGAACGCGGAACTTGATCGAGCCCAGCTGATTAATTCATTTATGTTATTGAATTCAGGTGATTCAATAATCAATCGAGGTTCGGCTGATGCTGCTGGAACTTCATTAAACGGTACGCCATCAGGTGCCAATCCCGTAAATGTTCCTCTCCAAATTTGAAAAATATACTTCGAAGGATCAAGTGTTCCTGAAACAATTGAAAACGCGTATCCGGTCGTAAGTTCGTCGGTTGCAGCTTCTCCCGCGGAATTTAAACCGTTTGCATTGAGACCCTCATCTAATGTGATTATCTTAAATACCCCACCATTAGATCCGCCCCCGGTCGCGGTAAATGTCATTGTTGCTGGTGTTGTTGAGGCTGCTCTCACGAACATAAGCTCGGAGATACCAACAGCCGCGGGGTTACTAGCATCCGGAAAAAAGAGTGCGTTTGCCAGTTGCCAGTACCATCCACCTTTAACAAAGGACCTAAAATCTTCAATATTATCGAACCTATAGATGGCATTTTTCCCGTTGGCATTTTTCCCGTTAATTCCTGCTCCGCCACCCCATTTTGCACCAAGCACACCGGTATCAATTATCAAGCACTTACCATAGTCAAGTGCACGGGGATCGTTTTGCTCCCCGGCTGCAATCGTTGCATAAGCGCCCGGCAAAGTGATTTTTTTATTATTAAAATATACTGATATTGCCATTGTACACTATTTTTAAATCTAATCTTCGTGTCATAAAGATAAAAACTTTTTAGCAGTTACGGAAATTAAAACCGTTTTTTAATAGAAAATTTTTCCACTCATCAATCGTTCTGCCGGGTGATTCGGGTAACATATTATATAATGTCATCCTCGTTATACCCGAGATATGAAAATGATTGCACATTTGAGATAGGGTGTACAATCTTTGATTCTCTTGTTGGGGCGCCATGTTTTCATGGGCTACATTTCCTGTTCTTTTCTTCGCCATACTGTTTTCTCAACTAATAAATTCTGATCTTCCTCGCTTAGCACCGGATCATCGTTCTCCTGTAATATCGCCTTGCGAGTTTTTTCTTCTTGCTTCTCCTCCCGTATCTGTGTGCGTGTTTCAATTTTCGCCTCAAAACGTATACTGTCAAGATACATCTTTCTCTCTATCGATGGAATGAAATTTGATCTCTGAAGATCTAATCCTACCGTTCTTATAAATGTGGGGTAAGGATTTAATTCCGAATTAACCAACATCTCCCTAAGTGAAAAACTCACTTTTTCATAGTCACGTGCAAATGTATTATACGCACCCACCAATAAGCCATACAAAGTATCAGAGATTGTCAGTGTCTCCTTGTAGTTTAAACCCACGCACATCAAATCATAATTAAAACGCTTCGAATCTCTGAAAACTTGCATCTGAGCCCCACCTGACAAGGAAATTACCTCGCTATCAGTTGCCCCGATTATATTTGTATCACCATCCACCCGGGACGGTTCACGAAGCACGATCACAGGCAAAATGGTGGTATCTTTTGGAAATTCAAGTTCAACGGTTAACATGTTTCTCGATGATTCTCTTCGAAGAAAAATCTCTTTTGCCATTAAATAAAATTCCTCAACATCACCATCTCTTTCGCCTAAATGAATGAACTGATATAACCACGAATCTTCTTCGTTATCAAATTTATCAAAATCTTGCTTCACCCATTCTAAAAGTGCTTGCACTATACCCTTTAAATTGTATATTGGACTTATCATAACCCGAAAAAATTATCGATTGCCACCGCAACCGTCGTTTGTATATTCATATTCGAAAGAGCTTGACCCATAAAATCATGCTTCTCAAACCCTTTGTTCCACCATGATAGAGGGTCGCTCTTATCACTAACACGTCTGAAAACATAATACCCACCTCTTTTTTCTTTATTCGTTGATGATATATCTTTTCGAATTAAACCTGCATAAACCGATACTTTATGCTTATATTCATCGACACGCTTATTCATCCTCTCTATAACGGCCCTTTGATTCGTATCATTAAAAGGTGTCGGAAGATCTGCTTGACGTAAAGGTATCGTCGATTGTTTTGCCATCCTCTCTATCTGTTTGGGTAAAATTCCCGCGAACGCACCCGATTCCGCCAACGCCTCACTTGATGCATATCTGAATGGAATGGTCATATACCAACCACCACCCTTTTTCATTTTCTTTTTAGGAGATTGGCTGAATCCGATCTTCTCATCAAAAGGTTCATGACCAACCTCTAACATTAAGGGTACGGGGTTTCCTTTTGAATAATTTAATGTGAAAATAGCTTCAGTTGATGATATCCTATCGAATGACATTGCTCTTAAATAATCAACTCTTGTTGATCTGAGATTCTTATTCACAACATTCGTCCATTCTTCTGAATACCTTTGAACCAATCTATCAAGAACAAATGATGATAACGCGGACATTCTATCGGCTGTAAGTGCAAGTGATGCACCTACCTCGCTTAAATCAATATACACTGGGAGTGGTATCATAACTCACCACCTTTTATGGTTTGATTCGATTCATTCACAACAAAATTCGCTCTTCTCGCGATTGCTTGCACGGGAAGGTCTATCTTTTGCAAATTCCCGTTTTCATCCGTTTTATTGCTCGCTCTGATTTCGTGAGGTAAATCAATGACGTTATACTGCACATAATGCTTATAATACACGGAAACAATATCACCCTCTTTTAATCCTGCATTAGCGTTGAAGAATAGGGTATATTCATTATTCTCGGGATCGGTGTAATAGGAGTCGGGTGTTAGATTTTGAAGTTGGCCATTCCCATCTATCACGCTTAATTGAAATAATTTAAAGGGTTGGAATGTTAACCATACAAATAACATCCCATTGAAAGCTCGAACAACACGGTTCTCAGAAAATATCCCAAACTTTTCTTTAAATGTTAATTTATCAAAAAAACTGAAGTTCAACCCTTCATCATACGTTGAAACCGCGATGGTACCCGCATTATCCATCGTCCATTCCCGGTATTTCGTGTTAACATTAACGCCCGTAATTAAGCATATCACCTCGGTGGGATCAATATAATAATAACCGGTTCCCCCGCAATAAGGACACGATGGGTTCGGGTGACCCGCATCCATTCCGCAAGGACACGCAACAGCTCGCTCCTGATATATCTTATACCCCTTTTGAGTGATTGCCGCATCAAATGCACCCTTATCAAATTCAGGTGACGGATATCCCGTTGTATTAGGTGATTGCTGTAACGTGTAATTTTTACTCATAATACCTCAAATTGTAACCCTCTGTAAATACCCTCGATCCGTTTCACTGTTTCGGTAATTTCTTTTCCATAATTGATCAACCTCGCGTTATACCCCGCTGATGTTGCGGATGCGGTTGTTGAAATTGATTGACTTAAACCATCAATCGAAAGACTCTGACTCGCAATACCGGCGGTTCCGAGAATCAAATCCCCCGCTATATTTAGCGGCCCGAAAGTTGCAAGTTTACCGATTATTCCAATTAAATCCCACGGTAAATTATCAAGATCAAATCCCGTTATGTACTGATAGTTCCAGTAATCGGGTATGTTACGAAATCTTTGAATTCCAAGTTGAGTCACGATACCCGTTAAAATAATATCCTGATTCGCAGCCATTCCACCTGACCCCGTCGGAACTATACTTATACGTCTTCCGCCAATTTGGTCAGGATCCTTCGCATATGATAACCATTCAACGGGATATCTTACTTGTTCAATCGTTTTTAAAAGACCAATCAATGCAAGAGGTCTTTGAACTATATACTTCGTGTTGATTATTGGAAACTGTTGACTATAACTGTCCCAGTAATAAGAAGATGATTCAGTTATCAGCTGTTTGATAATTTTCACGGAGAACCAATTTTCAACCGTTTTCTGAGCCTCTCTCACATAATATGTATAAGCTTCATCAGAGAATTTAGTACCATTCGTCGCGTTAATCTCAATACCATACAGATACAGGGTTATCACCTCCGCCGGTGAAAATAATAACCCTGTATTCTTCTTATATTTTATAGACAGTGTGAGTTTCATTACTTCACGGACATAAGTAATTCGATGATATCATCCTTCGTTCTGAATTTTCCGTCAACCATCAATTGATCCTCGCTAATTCCAAGTTGTTTGGCCATATCAATCAACTCATCTTTTTTCTTCTCTTTCAACCGTTTTAGAATTTCATCGTCTTCTGTCCCGGTATCAGGTTCAGTTTTCTCGGATTTAGTATTGAGCTCTTCTTTTTCAGCCTCGGGTGATTTATTAAGAATTTCACCCAGTAACGTTGGATCAATATGTTTTTTTAATTTCTCGCAAATTCCTTTCCACAAAACAAGCTCCTCGTTGAGTTTCTGGATCTTCAAATTCAGGCCCATAATTTCATTCTTCAAAAAACTCGTTTCCGCCTTATATCCCGCCACTCGTTTTGAGAGTTCATTTTCAAGCATCAGTTCCGATTTTGTTTTATTTAACGGAACACCCCCTTCAATATAAATAGGTAGGCCCGATGATATAGCTTTCTCGCCTAACTCGTCGGTTACGACGGCGATGCCATTAACAAACTTAATATCTTCATCAAAGATTCTAATCGTTTGATTTCTATACACTTGAGATTCTATCTTCATACTTTAAAAATTTATCGTTAACATAGATTCAGCTATAAAGGTAAAAAAAAACTTCCCATTATCAAAATAAAAGGGAGTGATTTTAATCGCTCCCCCTTATAACTACCAATATTTAGCAACGAGATTATGCTTTCGGTCTCCCGATGTTGCAAATTCTCACGAATTTACCGGGAGCGTATAATACCGGCGTACCGTAGTTCAAAATGGAGAAACGTCTACTTGGAGAAGTGATCGCGTATTCCATTTTCATCGTATCGGCCAATTGCAAGTATTGGATCAAAGAATCATCCATCTTGAACACCAATGCCGAATGAGTACCTGCGATAGAGCGGTTTCTATCGCGAACTGCACCAGCGGCGGCTCCATCATACCCAGAAGCTAACGCTGCTGCAGGGATTTGGAAAATCGGATAATAGTTCGCCGTGTTCGGATTTGCCGGGTTCGCCTCCGTACGATAAATCACAAATGCTTGTGTCGGGGACGTTGAATTGATCGCGGCGGTAAATTTCAAATCTACCGAATCAGTTGCAGTCACAGCTTGAGCCGTATCGTTCAATTTCGTTAACGCACTCTCACCGTAGCGGTTTTTAGCTGCAACGGCGTATAAATACGTGCCCGCATGATTCGTGAATTTCGTTTTTGAATCAGCTGCAACAATTGAAACAGCGGCTGCTACGTCTTTAACAGGTGCTGCCGGTGCCTTATCGTTTGTTGCCGGTGAATTAAATAAACGAGCCGGTTTGCTATCAAAGAACGGATCCGCCATGAAATCAATGTCACCGAACTGGGTTGCAACACTGGTAACCTGCAAACCTGCTCTCGCGTTCATCATGCTGCCTGACACTCCGTTAACATTCAGAACCTTGTTGGCGGTATGGTCGTTCACGTAATCAGTGAACACGATCGGGTTGGCGATGATCTTGTCAGCGAAACCGTAACGTAGGTTAACGATTGTGTTAGTGGCTTCTTGCATCAAGAAATCGTTCAAGATACCACCGTCAGCGTCAACCACGGCCGGGTCAGCGTAATAAGTGTCAAGAACACCCTCGGATGTTTTACCCGCCATACCTCCGTAGATATCCATGATACCCTCAACGTGTTGTTGCCAGATTCCTGAGAATTCTTCCTCGATGCAGCTACTGTCGAAATTGGTCAATGCGGTGTTCAAGGATTGTAACAACAACAACGTTTTGTTACGAACTTCGAGTTCAAACATTGAATCACCCTCTGCTGCAATCCGCACCAACGTTGCGGGATGTGTAACCTGACCGCTCACACCCAAGAATTTCGTGATGATCGGTTTGCGTCTGTATTGTGAATCAGTGAATTGAGGAGTTTCTCCCTCAAGATTAGCAATACCGATATTGTTACCGTATTTCACCAACTGATTGTATTGATGTACGGTATTATAAATTTTTTTCTTTCCGATGTTTTTCCAGAATACCAACTGTTTTTCAGTATATTCCAACACCTTGATAACGCCATCCAAAGACTCCACTTTCAAGCCACCTCCGTTATTCAGAGTGTTGGCATATTGCATACCAGTCATAAGACCGGCTTCCATCGCCTTCAGAATATCCGCAGTTAAGAACTCTCCGCGATCGATCCCCGGAGCAACTTCATTTAAACCAATTTGTTCTAACATATTTTATTTATTTATTCTGATTCAATTTAATTACTCAACAACTTCAATACCTTGTTTACCCAGGTAATCGATGGTCGATTGGGATATCATCGCGCTACCTGTTGAATAAGACATGATATCGTTCGCAAGTGATTTTTTCAAATCACCGTCTTGTGCCTTCTCAAAGCATTCAGTCATGATCCGTTTCAAAGGTTCACGGTGTATTGATTTTGAAAGAACTTTCTTTCCATCATCGGTTGTTTTAACACCAAATGATTTTTCCAGTACCGCACCCTTATCAACAGAGCGGAATGGCATTGGTTGGTCTCTTAAAACCGAAATCTCATCCTTTATTGATTTCATAATGGATTTCATTTCCCCAAGAGATTCCGAAAGATCAGAAAGGAATTCCTTTTGTGATTTATAGAAGTCCGCCTGTAATGCTTTCTCCATTTCATCGTCTTCGTCTTCTCTTTTTTTCTTTTTCTCCAACTTATCCTTTTCTTCCGCCTCTCCGGCTCTTTTTCCTTCTTCGTAATCGCGACGTTCATGTTCGCCCGATTTTTTCTCATCATAGGCGATTTCCTCTTTTTCAGTGTACTTTGATTTACTTAAAGTGGAAATCTCTCCGTTATCAATACTCTTCAAGATGTAGTCGTGTTCAAAATCCGCATCCATCAAAGCACTCACGACGGAGTCGCCACAATATTGATCCAAAGAAAGACCCCTCTTTTGCAATTCCTGCACTATCTCATTCGTAATCGGTTTCATTTCTTAAATATTTAGTTTCTAATTCTTACATTGTGCGATAAAAATAAATAATTAATTTGACAAACGAAAATTTTTCTCAATCTTTTTGACAAAATCACGGTAAACTTTCTCTGAAATTAGGCCAGATTTAAAACTTTTCGTTATTTTTTCGATTGTTTTCACCTTGTACTGGGGTTTTTTCTTGACCTTGATTCTAAACTTGGTATCCAACATTAATAGATTTCCCCGTTCATCTTCCCACTCCAAGATCACCTTGTCACCTTCGTCAAAATCTTTATCACTTTCAAATTCGTAATCGATGAAATCAGCAGATTGACGTCCCTTGATAATGTCAAAAAATGAATTCGTATTCACCGGCTGAAAAGTTAGCGCAACGTTTGTGATCAACGCCTTACTTACTTTTCGGGGATTTGTCTTATCTCTTTCGATGACCTTCCCTTCTATCGACATTCCGGGTTTGCGGGTTGACCCCGATTCAGCCATCTGAATGCACTTATCCCAGAACGCTCTCGCTTCCGGTGATTTTTTCCACAATTTCCCTTTAACAAAAAATTTATTATCTTTCACCCATGCGTCGAGAGGTTCCCCTATCCAGAAACGCGATTTATTCTCCTTCGATCGTGATGTTAAGTGATCCAAGTTTAATAACCCACTTTTCAAAAACCTATCCAATATAAATCCATTAGGATTCATAGACTCTCCTTCATCATCCTCGCTACTATCACTTGCAACACCCTCGAAAACCATGTTGTCATACCGTGAATCATCATCAGTACCAGTCGATTTTTCTTTCGACCCCTTTGCCTTCTCTATATCTATAGGAACCCAGAAATTAAATTTATCTTCCATTATCGATTTCGATTTACTTATTATCACACGGTATGCTGACTAAATCTCGCGTATACCTGTGTATTCTTATCCATATTAAATCCGTACGTTTTGCTGTACGAAAGATTAGTTTCCTCATTCATCTCCGTGAAAGTATATGTTTAAATTTTCAAACGCTCTTTTTTATATGTAAAAGTTTGCATGTAGATAGAATTATACGACTAACCTTTCCGTTTTTCTTGTTTTTTAGCGTTTCTCTCATCGAGTTTTTCCTTCACCCTTCTCTTGAATTCATCGTCGAATTCATCACTCTCTAATAAACGATTTAACGCATCACTTATCTCATCAGCCTCTTCCTTCGCGGATACATTCCTACTCTCCAATTCTTGCCGGGCGATCTGTTTCACCTCATCGGATTGCCCCGGTTTCTTGATCGCAGATTCAAGTTGTTGATCGGTGGCATTTGCAGCATATTCCTCAAGAATCGATCTCTTATCTTGAACCTTGTTTCCGGGTTGTGATGTTTGATTCGTTTCCGTCTCATCTTGTTTTGTTGAAGACGAACCCTTTCCTTTGGGTCTCCAACCCTTAGTCGTTTTAACGTATATCTTACCACCCCAAGTTCTTTCCTCTCCAATCATCGCGGCTTTCGCTTTCTCTAAAGGTTCATCGGGGATAACGATATCAACACTGTAAAACTTGGACCCCGATAATCCCATATCCAACACGTTACCAACTGATTCATTCCATTCCTGATGGGTACCCTCCCTTTTTTCAGCTTTAATAAATTCAATCTTACCTTCCTTATCCTTCGCAAGGATTCTATACGGTGCCGAATTTTTATCCTTCCTTAAATACAATTCACATTGACCGTTCTTTAATATAAGTTCCCAGATTTTATCCTCAAGTGAAACATTTCCCTCAATCATAGGGATAACCCATGTTTGAGTATCAGAAGAAAATAACGAGATTAAATTTTTGGCATTGGTATTTTTCCCGCTATTTCTAAGACGGATCGCTGCGACTTCACGAACGCTGAAATTTCCTTTAGGTGATGTGAATGATGTATTGCCCTCTCCGTGATCTTTCTGATATATTAATTTGAATTCCGGGTCATCCTTCATCCTCGATTCAACTTGTTCATTTCTTTCCCTGAATTCCGTTTCAACAATACGATTCACGGATTCATCGGTAAGAATCCACCCCCGAGGAGTTTTCATATAGCTTCTACCTCCCCAAGTTCTGATTTCACCCATATAAGCCGCTCTTTTGGATTTTTCCATCATGCTTGAAATTTCAAATGAAGGGGTTCCCCGGGGAACCCCTTTTATCTTAATGTAACTGTAATCTATATTTACTTTGTTTCAACGTGGCGAGGAAATCATCGATCCAAGAAATCTCACCGTTATAATCAGGGTCGCCATCCAGTATCGCCCTTAACTCTTCCGTTCTTTCAAATAGAAGGTCGACCAGTTCGATTGGATCATTCACATCAATCTGTTCACCAACAATCTCACCATCACCGAATCTTCCAAACTCTGACTGACCCGCTTCCGCGAATTTATCCTCGAAATCAGAAACTTCATACGCGAGTTCATCGAGATAAGCATGTTTTGAATTATCCTCCTCGCTCCAATGAATGTTCTTGATCCTCGTTTTCACGCCTTCGATAAAATTGAGATAATCTCTGAACAATGATTTATCCCCGGGATCTGATTTCTCTAATTCGGAAATATCTATTCCCGTCATTCGAAGTTTCCCTTCTGCCTTAATCTCTTCAACCATTGATTTGAAAAGTTCCGCGTGCTCAGAATCATCAAAACTAACGGTAACAGAAAAACCTGACTTCTCAACACGATCATCTTTTGTTTCACCATCCAATGATTCTCTCGCTATCACCTCCACTTGCTCAACACCCATTCCTTTCTCAACATCTTTTTCACGCCAACTCTCAGGTAATTCACTTTCAAGACCCAATTCTTTCGCTCTTTTCTTAATCCAAGACTTCACCTCATTTTTAGGCGTTGAAGATGCACCAACCAATCTGATGGCATCTTTGAGGTCTTGACTGTTTCTTATAGGGTACTTTCCATCGGGCATCGCTTCTCCTTCTTTTGCAAGTTTACCCCTCTCCTTCTCGGAGAAATATGTTTTATTCTTCGCCTTCTCAACCGCTTCCTTGAAAAACGAAGGAGTGATCTTTCCTTCCTTCAACGCTTTCGCGAGTATCTCAATCGTTTCAGGTCCCTTTGATTCTTTCTCTTCCATGCCGGTAAGTTTTTTAATATTATCTTTCATATTGAAAATAAAATCATATTTATCTAAATCTTTAAGTTCAATCCACTCAACCCCGTCGTGTTCAGTGCTATCGACCATCACCGAAGGTTGCTTATCATCAGTGAACGCCCTGTAATAGTTTATTGAACTATCACGATCCTGATAAAAACCGATAGGCGAAGGCTGAAAATTCAATTTTAACCCCGTCTCTTCCTTCAATTCGCGTTCAGCTGCATCACGGTGACTCTCACCGTAATCAACATGACCTCCCGGGATACACCATTCACCCCCTTCATCGGACTTACCTTCCTGTATTCTATGTAAAATTAGAAGTCGGCCATCGCCATCAAAAACAAGAACATCCGAGTATTCAACAGGACCTTCCTTGCCTTTTTGAATCAACTTATTAAATGTGTCCATTGAAATACTTCCTGATTTGAAAAGTTTTTTCGATTCAAAATATCTGTCAACGTTCTCACATTCTTCCATAATCGATTCATCCTTTCTTAATTGATCCATCTCTTTCTCAATTTTCATTTTCGATTTGATCAGATCATGTACATTCTGTTTATGATAAATCATAAACTCGTTGAACTTTGATAGTCGCTTTTCCTGTTCAATAATATCACCCGAGATACTCAAATCTTCAACAATTGACTTATTCAATCTGAATGAATCCGCGAGTTCTTCTCCTTGTATCGAAATAACGTCCAAGCTTTTTAATAGTTCAATGTAACGGGCTACCTTCGCCTCGTCACTTTCATTCCGTTGTCCCAGTATTTTTTTTAACCAACCCATACTATAAATTGTTATACGCTATGATTTCATTAAATAAATCTAGCTTCATATTATCATAAAATAATTCGATGTTTCTTTTAACTCTATCCTCGGAAAAACCGTCGGATGCGTATAATTCACTAAGCATTATGTCAGCTATATCTTCTTTCGATATGGAATTAAATTCGCTCAAGGGTTTCCCCTTCCAATTATAATTATACAGTTTACTTTTTCTATCGTTTATTCTTTGACGAACTATGGTCTTCACCTTCGCGTTCACGGCGTTCTCGTTATTTAGATGGTTCTCCTTTCTTATTCTGAGAACTTCTTCGAACATGGTGAATTTTGCAAGATCAAATAACGCGTTTGTTGTCGTTTTCACTTGTTCTATTGTACATTCTTTCGTTGCACCCTCCCGGATTTCTTTCAAGATCGAAAGCATATTATCGTTTATCTCCGTTTGCTTTTTCATGTAATCACTCGCCGTACCTTTCGCAAGAATCATATCCGTCAACTTATCATTCTTTTTTTCCAATCTCGCCCAATTCTGGGTAGTTTTCCTGAATACGTTGAGGAATATAATGATCATAATCGCACTCATGACCACCGTGATCCCATTATCCGCTATAAGTTTTACCAATGTACTCGTCTCTTCCATTATTGATTGCAATTATGACAAATTTTTATACGTAAAAATAAGATTTTAATTCCGTATATACAATTTTAAGTATAAAAAACTTTGTCACCAACAATAATTTTGACCTTTGCACCCGGTGCTGTTTTTCTTTTATAATCAATCGGTTGCTTGAATGACCTCGTTTCCTTGTCCCAAACATCACCTTTCATGTATCGTCGTGCCAAACAACGGCAGTTGCCGCTGACACATACATTATCGTTTCTTCTAACAACCAATGTATGGTTCTTCTCAAGTTCAACATCATAAATAAAACCTTTATAAGGTTTTATTTCTTTTTTCATAACTTTCCCGTACCTGTATTTTGAATTCAGTTCAGCGACATTCCATTGGTCATATCTGGCAAGATAATCTTTCTTCTGTTTTTTACAATGATAGATCGATTTCCCTCTATTTTTAAACGAAGGACATTTCCCCACTTTTAATAAAAGTTCACCCAAGTCATCCTTCAATTTCACCGATGATGTTGAGTATATCCTTTGAGGCTTGCACTGATACCCATCATACAAAACACCACGATGAACCGCACCATCACCTAGAAGAAACGCATCAAGAAATATTTTAATGTATTTAGGTGATAATTCTTTTATGAAATCGGGTACGTATTTTTCATGCGCGTGACCGAATGATCGAATTATATGTATCAAATCCTTGTCATTCTCCTTGTTTAAGTTAAATTCAATCCTTTCTTTTGTTACGATAACATTTTTGAATAATGCCCTGCAACATTTAATTATTTTCTCTTTCGCCTCGGATTTTTTTTGGCTTATATTAACTCTTCTCCTCGGTATCGTACGATTCTTATCACCCCACTCTGTGAAAGAGCCTTCCGACAAATAATAACCTAAAAATTCACAAAACAAATTGGTGTCATATTTTTTATTATCAATGACTATAAAAGGGGTATCAATGCCCTTCCATGAAGGAATATGCGAGAGGAATGAAAAATTATCCTTGATATCACTTTCGTTCACCAATGAAATGTGTTTTTGCCCATGTTTCCTACCTACATGAACATGGTTCGGCGTGTTGGCGAGATCGAAACATTTTGATTTCCGGTACACCATATCACCTTCATAATACTGATTAATCCACGCCACCGCCGGAACGTATTCTCCTTCTCCTGTTTCAGGATTAATTGATAAAAATAGTTCGGTTTTATCCAAATCCTTAAAAAATTTCCACCCCTTATTCGTTAACACCTCGACTTTATCATCGTAGCAGAACGGATGAACTGCCGTGATGATCGTCGGTTTCCAATCAGCCACCCTTCTACCGATATTCGTTCCGTTGCCAATTAACTCCTCGGCTGTGAATAATTTAGGCTCACTTCCTATTCCAGCCGTCAAATATAATCTTATACAATGACGACATGCGGCTGGGTATACGTCGAAGTAAATCAATGTGTTAGACCCATCTCCTTCTCTCATATAAGATTGAACCCTACCCATATTAAACACACCCTGATATTCGGTCTCCACGATTCGATTCCAATCCCTCGACCAATCATTTAGTTGATTGCTTATCTTGGCAGCTATCAACTTGGTCGTATCCCTCTCAACAATTCCTCTTTTAACACCTTCTTTAATGGTGCGTTCCTGTTCCATCCTCATCCTAAGTTCAGAATCCGAGATATAACTGGAGATATCTTTTTTCATCTTATCACCCAACCCCTTTAAATAGCCGTAAGTTCGATTACAGGCCATCTCATATTCCTCGATTTCCCTCTTGGAAGGCGTTTCATATTGTCTTCTAGCGAGGTAATCAAGAAGATCCTTGTAAGATATTTGTTTGGTCTGATAATCGCTTAATTTACCGGATAAAAGACCAAACATCCAATTCGCCCAGTACGGCGGTATCTTTTTAACGAGTGAACCGGGATCTATACCGTGTTTTTTCAAATTCTCTTTATCCTGAGATGTTAGGTGACTTGGCCCGAATATTTTCCAGACCAAGTCAGCAAACCTGAAATCCACCAATGATAATATTTCCTGTATCTGCTCGTTATTGAAAATCATAATTCTTTTTAACGATTATTTTGGTTTAATAATATCAACCATTTTCTTAACAATATCAGCGAATAGAATGTTTAACTCCTCGTTAAATATTTTCTTGGTTTCATTCTCGTATCCGTTTATAACATCAGGAAAACGAACAGGGTCTTTAACACCTGCTCGTTCCTTCTTGACGATCGGTCTGACCGTCTTTATATCAATTCCAGCCACTTTCCTTTCCATCACTTGCCTGATTTTTGATGTTTCTTTTCATTCCACATTTTATCGGAAAGTAAATCATAAAACTTTTCAATGAATGCATTTGATTTATCTGTTGATGAATCAAATGTCATTTTATCTAAGCCATCCCAAATCCGTTTTGTCGCACCCTCACCCAAATATTTATCAACAAACGCGGTGATTTTCCCCGGTGTTGTTTTTCGATTAAAAAATATCTCCGAAAATTCATCGGTAATTGACTCGGCTGTCCGGCTACCGGTAGACGATCCACCCTCACTACCAACATGTTCCTTATCTTTATTCTCCACTTCACTTTTTGCACCCTCTTTATAGCCTTTCGGCTTCGGACGCCATCCTTTCGGCGTCTTTATGTATTCCTTTCCTCGCCATGTTCTCACCTCGCCCATAACAGCACGACGTCCCATGGCCTTTTCAATTTCTTCAAGATAATTTTCATCCGTGAATTCCTGACCCATGGATTTAGCTATAAACGCTTTTCTTTTTATTTCTTCTACAAGGGCTTCGTATAACATAACCTTCTTTATTTATTTTGTTCATCTAAAGGTACGAAATAGGTACCTATTCACCAACTATTTCGCGATAAAAAATCCTGTCAAAAAACTAACACCCACGCCAATCCAGAATAATCGTTTTCGGTGTTTTATCTTGTCTTCTAGCGTGGCTTTGTTTTTTTGATATTCTAGGTTTACTGCCATCTCGTTCTCAAGCCTAAAACGATAATCGACGTTTAATTTCAAGAGGCTATCGATCTGAATATTCTTAATCTGAATAAACTTCGTTAAATCCAAGTAGCGTACCCGCAACGTATCATTCTCCTCCATGAGGAACCTCCGGTGAAGTAGGCGATGGTTGATAACCTTGACTTGCGGCATCGTTATGATAACGCAGGTATCGCCACCCACTTCAATCTTCCTTGGATAGTTCTTCTGACAGAAGCCGCACGTGCTCGTCATCAGTAAGATTGCTAAGATTGCGAAGTTTTTCATCGTATTCTTTTTTTAACCGCTCGGTTTCCCGTTTAAACTTATCAAATGATTCCGCCTCTCTCCTCTTCTGCTCGTCTATCACGCGGACCAACTCGCCACCCACCTTGTTCAAAGAATCCAACAATTTCCTGTTCTGAAACTCCTTCTCCTTCAAAAGCTCGGTGTTATCATCCTTCTGATCCCGGTTCACGTAAATGAATAACGCTATCAGAATAAAGGTCAGTACAATAACCAACCCTTTATAACTTTTTCGCTTGGTCGTCATTCTTGAAAACTTTTATCTATGAATTCACATGCACGTTCAAAAATGGGGTTACCTTTCATGCTTTTCTCCACTTCCTCGAACGGATTCGGAACACCCGCTTCAGGTTCACCCGTTTCATCATCCACGATCTGATTCATACCCTCACCCCCGAACATGGAGGCCTGTTTCTGGGTTTGGTAAACCTGATTAAGGATGATATCCTTGTTCTCATCAAACTCCCTGCCGGAATACTTACGGAACATATCCTGCATCGAAACCATACCGGCAGACAATTTTTCACTATCAAGTTTCACCTGTTTTTCTTCGTCTTCAACCTCGATACCCGTAAACGCGAACTCCATTTCTTCGTCTAACTCAGAAATCAAGAACTTATTTATGATATCCTGCAGGAAGATTAACAGGGGGTATAAACCTTTTTGCTTACTATGATCCAATCTCTCTCGCTGACCTTGTTGCCCGAATAAATTCGCCGCTTCCTTGAATTGGAATCCCAGCTCGCTCGGATCGATTCGATACACTGAACATAGCAGTACGATCAAAAACTTAGTCCAGTTATCAAATTCCATGTCACGGTTTCCCTTCTGCAAATCCACCCACTCTAGATCAAGACCTGCGAAAATTGGGATTTTGTGCGAGTTATGAGTAAGCATTCCATTTACGATAAATTGATGCTTATTATCATATATTTCGACATCATACATTGGAATTTCCTCATCAAAGGACGACAGTTCAACTATAGGGGAGAACCAAAATTCACTAAACTCATCAGGAAGTTTATATCCAATTCTCTCCGCGATACCGGTCAATCGCTGGTACGAACATTTATCTTTTCCAATCGATATCCTGTGTAAATCCGTCGTTAATCGCTGATCGCCAACACAACCACTTTCACCAAAAACCCATCTCCGATAAAGTTCAACTCTCATCTTTTTCGCTTCGAGTTTACCCATTTCGGGGTGTAATGAAAACATAGTTGAGTAATTTTTTTTATAATCATGCCCCAACTGTTTATGTGGTTGAAGGAATCCGATTCTCTCATAAAATTCTCGTCTATCTTTCACTAAAAGATGAATTCCCTTCTTATCGGACTTACGTAACCTCGTTTTTGAATGATATTCCTCGATTGAACATTGTATTCCTTCCGATATCAATAACATCCTTGTTTGATATCGTAATAGATCGGATGAAATTGTAATCCTAACTCCCAACCCTTCACTCACAACACTACCATCCGCGGAGAAAAATCCTCTTAAAAACGCGCACCTTGATTCCGAATCAATATCATGTATCATAGGTGGGATAACCTTTCCTACATGGCTACAGGTAAATCCAATACCAATTAGAAATTCATAAAAATCAGCATCAAATATACCTATTTTACAATATTTATCCGCCACAGATTTGAACCCATACACCTTTTTACAGGATTCTATCTGATCGAATGATCTACAATAATCCTGCGATTTTGCATTTATGCCATATCGATTTAATACACATAGATGCTGCTCCCTTATATGTAATTCCTTTTCACTGTGATAGAATAATTCCATTCTTTTACGACGACTCTCACCGTTATCAATATAGCCATCACCGGTCAACCAGCCAAGAATCTCAAAAAGATCGTTCTCGACCACCTTGCCCTTATAATAAAATTTTCGTGTACCTTCCACAGGTTTTTTATTACAAAGAACAAAATCTCCCACTTTAAGATCTTTTCTCTCCTTCCACTCTATAATTCCTGAATCCGACACAACCTTAAACTTATGATTATCCGATGAAGTAATGGATAATCCATTTGCCAGGGTTAATGTACATTTCTTTTTAAGACCTGTCCTATACACACGGCCATACTCAAAGTTTTTCCCAGTCCAAATGATCGCCTCTTTTTCTTGTGATCCATTTAAAAAATCTTCAATGGACGTTACCCCGATATTCTTTAATACTAATAACGAATCACCTGCTAAACAGTTATCCACTCCGGTAAGCATCTGACGCCACTTCTGTTTGAAATCATTTAACTGGGTTTGGTTCGTATTTGGTCCGTTCATTTTTATGAACCCCTTCGGATTCGAGCCATTCTTGAAGAAATTACCGTTATATTGAACACCATTAAGGATATACGTGATAATCTCAATTAACGATTCCAACTCACTTCTCCCGTATCCATTTTGCCAAATATCAGTTCCCACATTCCTTATCCCGAACCCAAGTTCCCATGGATAATACATGACATAAGTGTTCAACTGTTTGTTGAACACAATCTGCTGATCAAAAACTTGACAATATTTGGGTAGGTACCCTTTATACCTGTATTGATCGAATTGGTGTGCGTAATTGGGGTCGACCGTGTCGAGAAAACGAATCATACTTCCATCAATCGCTTTGAATTGATGAAGTTCCTGTCCCCGGGTTCTTGTTATTTCAAAAGCGAGTTGATCTATCGAAAGTGAATCCTGCATGATCTTTCTCACAAATGTCACGAATGAATCGGGCATTTCCCATTTATCCGTTTCACCTCCATCTTCTAGAAATCTAACGATCCTTTCAACCCTTTTCTGTTCAGCCTTCGTCATCTCCTTCATATCCTCCTTGTTGTTAAACAAGGATCTTTTCCGTCGAATGGTGAACCCTTCTTTCTGTTCATCGGTTGAAAATTTCAAAAACCGCGTGATCTGTTCAATTCGAGTTGAGATAACATTCTTCACACAATACAGGTTACCCATTCTCTGCAGGGTCTGAAATGAGATTCTACTTAGAGTCTCCTTGTACCCTCTACCCGAATACGCTATACTATCAGGTAGGAAGAAAATGGATTTATTCTGCTCGGCGGATCGAATTCTCTGCTTTTCAACATACAAACCCGCTTCAATCGCCTTTTCAATATCATCCGATGCTAATGAAGCCTGTAATTTCGAATTCAAGATGGTGGGGATTGCTTCACCCAGAGAACCCAATTCGCTGAATGACATGTTAGCGATACTCTTTATAACGCGATCATAATCGTTCGCGCTCTGACGCGATGCCGCTATTTTTCTTCCCTTTCTACTCATCTTTCTATTTATTGAATAAAACGGGTCTAACCCGTCATTGAGAAGGTTAGACCCTGAATATGTTACGCAACTGTGAACTCACGAGAAGGTACGATCACCATGGATGAGTTACCGATATTTGCCATCACCATCCATTTATACTTAACTCCTGTTCCGAGAGCGATTGATAATTGGTTAGATGTTGTCTTGTTAAATTCATTCGGAATGAAATCTTTCGTTGCTTCTACGACGTACACGGAGTAATCAGTCGCACTATCAACGGCATCCCATTCAAGATTAACCGGTGATGCCACCCCCGTGGCTGCAGCAGCGGGTGTCGCATTAACAACGGGTGCTTTTGATTCGAATGATAATACTTGACTTTTCTTAGTTGAACCGTCCTCCATCGTTACAAGGAAGAAGAAGTTTAACTTACCCGGAAGGAATGTGTTTTTCATTGAAACGGGCCCGTTAATAACCGTTAATGTCGGTGAAGTGTAATTAACAGGTTTCGTTTCCGGGTACACGAAGATTTCATAGAATGATGCATTCTCAACAGCAGTCCATTCAAACTCGATATCATCACCGTATTCAACAGGATCTGTGGGCGAGGTAATTTCCATGTTTTCATCCTCAGGTACACTAACCAACGTACCCAGGAATGTATTGTCCGACCATTTTTCCAAGGTTAGCTGTGCGATTTTAGCCATGTTGATGAAATCAACTTCATTGTACATGCCAACTTCGATATTTATACCAGCCTGTACAATTTCAGGTGATACCTCTCTTAACTCGGTTACATAGAACTGACGTAATGATTTCAGTTCATTTACATCATAAAAAGCATCCGTTATGTATTTAGCTGATGCCGTTTTATCACCGTTCAAAAATTTATAAAGTATCATACTACCGTTTTTAATTCTAATTTCTCATTCTTATTGAGTGATATAAGCGTGATAAAGATACGGATTAATTTTAATAACTCAAAAATTTTGATTAGTATTAATCAATCGCCTATTCCTTCCTTCTTTTTACAAGGGTTATATTTGAATGTTTCCCTTTTCCTATTACCCGGATACCAGAGGTGAAAGCCCGTTTACGGGCCAATATCTTTACAATATTAGATATGGATTTTAATTTATTAAAATCCTATATATCTTTATAAATACCTATATTATCTTTATACCCGCTCTTTTTTACCCCATTTGCCCGCTCTTTTTTACCCCATTTGCCCGCTCTTTTTTACCCCATTTCTCCATGTACAAAAAGTTGCCCGCTCTTTTTTACCCCATTTGATTTACAACCTATTTTAGACCGTATCGAACCTCTATTTTATAAAATAAACTTTGTTTATTTGTTTGGAATAAGATAAATAAGATGTATCTTTACACAGCGAAACGATAAATCCGATTTTGTGGTTTTTCATAATATTATACCCCTGATTAATCGGATTTATCCTTTCAATAAATCAGTTTTTTAATTTTAAAATTAATATTATGGATAAAAACATCCTCATATATAATTATGATTATTCAATACTGGGGCTCACCCTTGAAGGAGAGTTTTTCATATCATCAATATTGGTCTTTCAAACATATATCAAATCAAAAAGCAAAAGGGACTTTTTACTCCAATACGAAAAAACAGCACCTTATTCATTATCTCAAATAAAACTTCTAATAAAAAAATATGCAACTATAATTTATTGGGATGGTGACTTAAAGAGATTTCGAATGGAAAATAAGAAATGGGCTCTGAGAAAATCTTTAATTGAAAGGAATGGTTTCATGCACCTAATTGTACCACCGTGGCTATTCAACATCATGAATATTTTTAAATTAAATTTCACCCAGCTATATATCATGGCGCTTGTTCTGTCCTATTTTTATGATAAAAAGAAATTTAACTGGGCGAACGAAACCATCGCTCGTAAACTAGATATGGTAAGTGGTTATTCCATAACGAAAAATATCAATAAATTACAAAACTTAGGTTTGATTGAGATAATAAGAACGAATAGAACGAATATTTTAAATGTAACTGATAAATTTTTATTTTATGAAAACAAATCTAACTGAAGAAGAAAAGCTTAAATTACAGGAGAAACTCGGTAAAAAAATCAAGCAGTATGAAACCTTGGTCGAGATGGTTCATGACCTCGGCATCGAAACCGCTGAACTTGATAATAGTAAGGAAACAGTCGCGCTCAGAAACGCATATAACGAACGAAAAAAAGAGATAGCCGGGATGCGTGCCCAGATTAAAACATTTGCTCTTCAAGCGAAAGCGATCAAGAATGAGATCGATGAAATCCAAGAGATATTAATCGGACCGCGTCGAAAAAATCGAAGAAAAACCGAGGAAAATTGATACACTTTGTGTATCTTTACCGTTGAAAGAAACCGAGTTATTAACTAAAATTTGAATGAACATGAGAACGAAAATTTTTCTATTATTAATCACGATCACCCTTGTTGGGTGTAACAATAAAATGAAAATCTCTCCGGGAACATACGAAGCGGTTGCCATGGGAGGTACCCACCCTGTTAAACAGGATAGTAGTTACAGTTACAAGGCGTCTTTTGCCAAGAGCACGATAAAACTCATGGATCTTCCTAACGGAACACAAAGGGCACTCCTTTCTACGACCCTTGATATCTCTGACGGAAACTGGCTCGAAGAGGGTTATTTCGACGGACACGGTAATTTCGTGATCGGGATCTTCGACGAGAAAACCCTTGAACAGAAAAATGACACCTGCTTTTATAAAGTAAAAGAGGGCTACCTTTTACTCGAAGATAAAAAGAAAGTACTCCTACTTTCCGATTTTAGTAGAAGATTTAACGAAAAGTTCAAACCGAGTGAGGCAGGTTATATCACTGTCTATTTGTTTAAGATAAATCAATGAGATCATGAGTCAAATAACAACAACAGGGTATTATGGTAGTGGCTGGTGGTGGTACTGCCCTTTAGGTGGCAAAATCACATCGGTGAGTAATGAAGGAAATTTGATAACAGTGAACCTGTGTATTTCAAATGTTTCGATGACGGGTAATGGACGAGTTTTTATTTAGAAAAGGAGGATTAAATATGAAAGTTAAAGATTTAAGCATATCAACGAAAATTTATAGTGTTAACGAGGATGAGATAATATCAGTAAGTATTAATGCAATCAGTAAAATAAATAATAAAATTAAAATAACAATTGACGATTATTGTTATGATACAAATAAAGATGCGGAGGTAATTAAAACAATAAATGATAATTTATTCCTTAATTTTAATCAGGCGCAAGAAGAACAATCAAGATTACGGAAGAAAATAATCGAATCTAGATTTGAGGACATGTCTAAAGCTATCACCAATTATAATGCTGCTGTATTGAAGTATTTTAACAAACCATTATCAACATTAAAAGAATCATGTACAGATTAGAAGACTTGAACCTCGGCGACAAGGTAACACTAGATGGTGGTGAAACAGGCATAGTGGCATGTATAATGACCGACGATTACAAGGATGAACTAGACGTGTTTGGTAACATTGTTATTCGAAAATGTGTGTGTCCACACGGGATGAATCCATATTTATCCGTTGAAATTGATAGTATTGTAAAAGTAGAAAAGAGCATGGAAAACTTAATCAGAAATTTGATTTCGGCTCTAAATGGAGAAGCCTATGAAGAAGCAAGGGCCATTACGGATCAGATAATTGCCACCGGAGATGAAGAGTTAATTAAACAAGCAGAGTATATTAACTCTGTTTTGTAAGAAACTTAATTATAACATTATGAAACCATTTGATTTAGAATTAGCGAAACAAGGTAAACCTGTGTGTAACGGATACGAGATGGATGTTCGAATCCTTTGTTATGACTTGAAAGACGATAAATACCCGATTGCCGGAGCGATCACTGATCCAGAAACTAACAGAGAAACGTTACAGAAATACACCCTCGATGGTTACGTTATCGGTGATGGAGCTAACAATAACGGTGATCTATTCATGAAGCCGGAGAAGAAAGAAGGGTGGATAAACCTGTATACAAATGGTGGGAGGGCATTTACAAGATATAATGACATTTATCCAACCGAGGAAGATGCGCTTAATAATAAGCGTCCTGAAGATTATCTAACCACAATTAAAATAAAATGGGAGGAATGACTATGACACAGAAAGAATTTCAGGAAAAACTAACCGAATTTTACTCTCAATGTACTATTACCTCAAATGGAAGACTTTACAAAGTGCCAGAATCACTGAAAAACGAGTTTTATCGCGTTTTGGACGAAAGATTACGGGATATCGAATGTAATTCTTCATGCCTGATTATTCGAGGTGGTAGAAGGCCGAAAAGACGCGTTCATATATTCGGCACCGCAGGTCTTTCATTCACCGGGATATTCTTCGTGAGAGTCGAAGATGAGAGCGGTCTGGTAACCACATCCTCGACGTTTAACATCTGGGTGGATGATAAAACCCTTCTATCTGATCTCATGAAATGGAAAGGTCCGGGAAAGAAATAATCAATCCCGGACCCGAAACAAACAACTCACATAAAGACAAGAAGAGATCATTTAAGTTTCTTCCACCATCCGAATATCTCGTAATTATTCGATAAATTATCGGGTTCCCACCAAGTTTCCTCGATATAATTGGCCTGACGTTCGAATCCAACACGAAGATACGCGTCATGACTTTTATACCCCTTGCACCTCCAATACAGGTACTCGACCCCGTAAATGATGTAATAAAGGATGAACGGGATGATGATAAGCGACAACATCCACCATGATGTGACATCATAAAGAAAGCATGGAAGGAAAATGAGCACAGAGATTGCGAAGCCTAGCTGAACGATATCCCAGTACTGTTTTATATGGGTACCTTCGTGAGATATCGTTCTCCCACCCAACTTCTCCCGTTCGGTTATAACGACACCGAAAAACATCATCGTGGTAAAACCATCAAGAAAGGTGAGGATTTTCGCCAATTTAGATTTGTAATAAATTTTCATAGATTCCGTTTTTAAAAATTCATATTCACGATGGATCGACCCATGTCGGCTTTCCACCCACTATTTTCAGTATTTGACCTTCAGTTCCATTATTAAAAGGTAACGTAGGGCCATATTGACCGTTATCTAACAAACATTTATCCCCGTCACCACTATGATCAAAAGATTGAGATGATGATTTCACGGTAACCGCGTGTACACCGTTCTCGGACTCAACGGAAATATCATACTCTATCGATGTGAGGGTTAACGCGGAACCAGAATCAAAGGATTGACTTGCGCGAAGACTCAAAATATCTTCCGATACCCTTACATCGTTAATGATCCGAAGATACACATTTGATCCTATCATAATGATGTTACGGGCGTTGATCGCGGCTAACAAACCATTGTATTGTTCATCGGTAACACTCTCCGTTTTCTCGTTAATGAAATCACAAAAGAAAACTTCGTTTTTTGAAATGTGGTCGCGGAGTGTTTCGATATTAACCTTGTAATTATAAAAACCTTCCTGAACCACGAAATTCTCCTTCCCCGTGAAACTCTGCAGGGAGGGAAATTGGCTTATTTTTATACCGTTAATCTCTTCCATGTTTATTTTTAATTTTTCTAAGTATTTGGCTGCTCATCACCATCGCCCGGAGAAGATCTCTCTTCAATCATCCTTCTTTTTACTTCCACTTTACAATACTCGGCGTACTCGTTGTAAGCCTCGAACTCGTCCGGCTTTGAATCCCTTTGCCGGAAGATGGCTAACTCTTCAGAAAGAGAGTATCTCTGTCGAATCATGCTATTCACCTCTTCATTGTAGCTAGTTCCCGTTTCTTCCGGTATTTCATCGACTTCCTCGAAGTTACCTACTGTATCACCCGGTAACAAGGTAGATCGTTTGAAATAAGATTCCGTGCCAAGCCTGTGAATGAACTTGCCGGAATCGCTGTACACTTCTTTGCTCGTGATCCCCGTGAAAACAAAATTTCCACTTACCGCGACACGGGGAGAATTATGAATAACGTTATCATTTTCATCAAATAATACAAGAGTGGAAACATTACCACCCGTGAATAAAATATTTAATTCATACACTTTAGAGGGATCAACCGTTAATTTTTGATACGCGTATCCTCCACTTGTGCTTGGCACTAAATTTCCATTTACATCATAATACGATCCATCGGTAACCTGTTTCTCATCAGCCCCAACCGCACCTTTTACCGCCAGTTTCCCCAGCAACCCGCTCATGTCGTACATGTAATCATTCAACCGAGTGGTAATCAATTGATATTACTTCGAGACAACCGGTCTATCCGTGTAATTCCCGCTCGGAATAATAGAAAACTCCCTCGTGCCTCCAGCGTGAATGATCGTGACGTTCGTTTGGTAATATCTAAACGAAATGCCAATATCATATTGATTTACCGGGTTTGAACTGCCTGCCTGCGGGTATCTAAACATGACATTACCCGATCTTTTTAACCTTTCTAAAAGATCGCCGAAAGTCTCTGCCGGAAGCGTGCCCGTTAGTTCTTCGCCTTCTACTATGTTGGGCATTTCCACGACATAATTGAAAAAATCAACTGGTGGGTTAATTTCCCACCCCCCGTTAGCCTTTATCGTGAATATTACCCTACTCCAATCACCATTGTCAATGTCAAAAACCATCTCACCATCATCTTCTAAAAAATAAACAGTGGGCATTGACCAACCACCGAATCGAATTATTTTACCATCCTCGATGCTCTTTTTTATTTCAGCCAGTTGTTCGGGCGTGTATATATAATTGTCGTCAAGGGGCTCTGGGATATCATAAACGCTTATTCCCAGCAAGGCAAGCGTTTCCACCCCGTAATTCTGACCGTCCTTGGCCACCGGGATAATCTCAGTCCCGGTTAGTTCTGTCAATTTATCTAATTGACTTATTTTCTTTCCTGCCATAATCAATCTTGTTTTTCAAGTAAAATCACCTCGTCATCTTCCAATAACAAATCATCCCCGTCTTCCAACAGGAGGACTTGTTCATCTCCCGGATCGGGTGTTCCATCACCCTGATTCACCCGAAGACCGATTCCGAATCCAATTCCGATTGATGTCATAATCCAATTATTATATCGGATGTCGCGACAACTTTCCTTACCTGAATAGGGAGGAAAGAGCCGATGTTCGCCGAAATCAAAGCGGCCGGCAAAACAACATCCTCGTTTTGGTTCAGGCATCTCACCGTTAACGTACCCTCACTCAAAGGACAGATATAAAAATAAGGCAGGTCCACGTCTTTCGCCTCAACAGTTCCGTTTACCGTTTTCAGGTACGATACAGCAAATGAATGTACCCCCCTACCACGCTGACATTTCCAGACCGTGGCACGCTTTTATCCAAGTTTTTCATCTCCAAAAATTTCTTTTATTAAAACACTAATCGTATCCGGGTTCACTTTCTCGTTCTCCCAGTATTCAATGACTTCCTCTTTAGTCCAGCCATTTCGCTCGAATTCCGCCTTCATGTAAGCGGCATCCATCTGTTCACCGTCTTTCGGTAATGTGAAAGGTTTCGCCATATCATCTAATCCAATGTTGGAAAATGGTTAGAACGAACCCTCCACCGAAACCGATGGTGTTATAAAGGTCAAACCGTTTCGCGTAAAGCATGTTACAAACCCACATGATAACAGTTGCGACCAATCCGGTAAAAGTTCCCAGGAAGGAACAGATCATGAAGGTGATCAGCATACAGAGAAAACCTTCACTTTTTAAGAAATCGATAATATACGTCATTTCACAAATCTTTTATAGTTAGCCTTATATTCCTCTTCGGTTCCTTTTCCGAGAACCGTGTTATAATACTTTTTCCAATACGCGGCTTGCCCGTCAAGGCTGGCGGGGATCGAAGCCGGTTTTCTCAAGTAATGAACCCTCGCCATGCAAGTGGCAAGACGATCATTATTCTCAAGATCCTTCGCGTTGAATTCTCTCACACCCGCTATCTCGAGAATCTTCTCTTTCAAGGGGATTCTGTTATTGAGATAATTCGCGACGATATCGTTGAACGTGGCGGGTTCCATCTGAAAGATTCCCAGCGCGGGGCCACCACCTATCTGTTTCCTGTACTTACCGAGATGACTTTCTTGGGCACAAGTACCCATCAATAACTCGATAGCCTCCTCTCGGTTCACGGTCGGATAGTTCGGTAAAGATGCAATCTTCCCTAACGTGTCAGTTATAATCTCTCTTAATTCATTCGAATTCATGTTCCATGTTTTTATTAATTCACGGGAAAGTTAAGTATAAACTTTCAATTATCAAATAAAAAGTGAACCTTTTGAGGGTTCACTTTGAAAGAACTGAAGTTAAAAGCCTTTTGGGTGGGGATTGAAAAAAGTGTTGAGGAAATGTGTGGAATACCCACCCGCAAATATATGAACGCAAATTTTAATACACCGTAAAGATATTGAAAATCGGGGTTAAATCAAAATAAAAAGGGAAGATTTTTCCTCCCTTTCATGCTAACTGATTCACATCAGGTCACACCTTTTTATCATGAATACTGAAAACCAACTCTTTGACGTCGTAAAGATAAGAGTTTTACATCAAATAAACAACGAGTTCTCGCGTTATAAGATGGATACACATTTCTCTTCCGTGTCGAAGTAAGCCATCAACTCTATTATCGATTTGAATTCGTGTCCAAACATAACTCTTTCTTTTTCTTATGTCTAAAGATACACTTTGTGTATGAGATAAACAATGTTTACTTGTTGAAATTTCCTGAAATAAATCTACTAAAATTGAAAATAATCTCAAAAATAGTTTTGGAATTATAGAAAATATCTATTAGTTTTGTAATAAATTAAAAACTGAGAAAGTTCGGAGCTTTCTCAGTAGACTTAGAATATAATTTTATCAAAATGGAAACAAACGAAAGAATTCCATTCGAACACCCTAAATTTAAAGCTTTTGAAGCGAGATATCAACAAATCTTTGAAAAACTTTCGAGGTTGAAAGATAATTGCCAGCCAGAAGTTTTTCAAAATGACTCATCTCTCGCATTCAAATTACATAGTAAGTTGTATTTGCAAGAACTTGCGAGAATGATGGCGGGAAAGGAATGGTTGGAGGGAAAAATCTAAAAGAGAGGCACCAAAACGCCTCTCTAATTTTTTATCGGTTTCCACGATATTGTATATTAATACCTAAAATAAACGGGCGAAAAGAAATAAATCCCGCCCGTTTATATTGTAATTTTCAATTATCAGAAAGATATCACTCTCATTCTTTATATTCAAGAACCTCTCGGATAGGTGATTCCTTGACCATGATTATATCCCAATCAAGAACACATTCCTTCCACTCCTCCTGTATGATCGAAATGGCGCCATCAGGGTTCTGGCTCCCAACGAGATAGTAGCGTTTGTAATTCTTCCTCTTCCCGCTATCGATCTCCTCGGAATACACAACGGTTACGTTGAAGAATTTTACCTCATCACTATCGGCATCACTTTTGATGACCTCGTTAACTTTCGAACGTGCGATAGAAATGACCCCGTAATCACTGGCATACACCTTCGCATGTTCAATTATCCGGGCTTCCGCCTCCGTGAAGGACATCGAGTCGATGAGAAAAGTGCGGGTAACACACTTTTCCTTGCTGATCTCATCCACCTCCAATGTCTTGATTTTAACTTCGTAATACATAATCCGGGTTATTTTTTAGGTTTCATACCCTCTCTTTTCTCCTCCTCCTTGACATCAACACCGTATTTCTCGGCATCTTTTTTCATTTCATCGACTTCCTCCTCGAGGGGTGTTTGTTTCAGTTGTTGTTCCAGCACCGTGTTAATGATCACATCCTTGAACTGGGCGAAATTGAACTGAGATTCAAGCACCGCCCTCTTCTCCGTTACAACTTGGTTAATGATCATGTTTTTAGCGAACTCGAATCCCAGGCCGATGTAATTCTCGTTACCCTGCAATTCAGCTTTTAAGCGATCTAACTCTGCTTTTTTCATAATTCTCTTTGTTTTTATGTGTTAATTATTAAGTTCATCTTCGTGAACCTTTGAAATACTGTTCTCATCTTTTCCCACCGTTGAAGGTGGGCGGTTATTCTCATCGACGATACCCTGGCCTTCGCATAAAGGACATTCGTCATCGTTACCACCGCATCGCGGACATGTTTTATACATACCGTTCACTTCTCAGAAACGATTCCAGATCCCTGAGTGATTTCATAACCGCGTCAATCTTGGAAATGAATTCCTCAGTCGGCTCCATTCCTTCACTTCCCACCCCCGGTTGTGTTGAAATAAATCTTTCCTTGAACTCACTGAAAGAAAGGATCGTGTACCCGGGTTTAAGGCAGTAGGCGGGATAAAGGTTGCCGTTTTGTAGGTTGAAGAAAGGAATTTCCTCGAGAAATCTCGAATTTCTTATTTTCTGGCCCGTTACAGTTTGAAAATAATCTATACACGTGTCAACGTCGGATTGACTCTCACATTGAACGCAAACAGTGTCACCCACATCCGCTTTCACGGTGCTCGTTATCACATCGATCATAGATAAGAAATCTTTCACATCCATGTTTAGAGGTCTGTCTTTCACATCTTCCATGGTGAGAACCTTGGCGTCCTTCACCGAGAAGAAAAACGGGTATTGACCGTTACACGTATACTGCTTCTTAACCGGGTAACCGACTTTTTTAGCACCCAGAACCACGTTCTGCAAATCTTTGGGTTCATGTAGGATTATCACCCCGCCCTGATCTACGAATTCTTTTAAACTCATCTTTTTATTTATTCTATGTTAAAAACTAAAATATCATCTATACCTTTCAATATCGTCTCTGCTTCGGCCTTGTTCTTCACCGGAACGAGAAAAGAAGTTCGTGAAGTTACGATTTTTATTTTATATCTCTCGCTTTCGTTTGAGATATGTGAGTATTCCACCAAGCTGTAAGAATTAATGGTCGAGATTCGAACTCTTGTATCGCCGACCTTGATAAAATAAGAATTACCTTTCATTTCACTTTATTTTATGGATTAAAATTTCTATGATCATAACGATGTTTTCCGGTTCACGAAAAACCCCACGCCCAGGAAGAAAAATGTCAATGCTAACCACCAAAATTCATAACGAGGTTCCTCGTAAAACATAGGTCTCACACATTGAAAACAGGCGTAAAATGATGCCAAGCTGAGAAAAATTTTTGTCTTCATAATTTCAGTTCTTTATTTTGTTCATCTAAAGATACATAAACAAAGTGTATTCTCAAACTTTTTCATGAGAAATTATTCAAGAATTTCGTACCCGGCGAGCTTCAATGAAGTCACGGAGATGTACCATTCATTCTCGGAAGGTACGCGGATAACACCGTTTGAATCCTGGGTGGCGAGAAGTATTTTACCGTCAAAATCTCTCCTAAGCTGGTAATATCTCGTCTTCGATTCATTTTCTTCTTGATGGTCTACCCGAAATTCAGCCCTTAATTCATCTTCATTCAATGACGAGATATAACGCGTCAGTTCATTAACCCTTGATTTAAGAACGGCATTCTCTGCCTCCAACTCCTCGCATCGATTTCGTAAACGTGAAAGTTCACCGTATTCCTTCAATGTCGCCATCTTTTCTCTCCTTTTCAATTATCCTGATGATCGCATCCTGCCTGTATTTCATGTACAATGACTCCCATATCAGAACGATTAACAGGGAGGCGGGGAACCAATCGATTATACCGATAATTACGTCGATGATAAACAAAATGATCAACACGATCATCCACGGTATCGTCTCGAAGAAACAGTTTCGAGATATATCATTTCTTTTCATGTTCATTTTTCAATATTAATCAATTAACTTAAACACAACATTCTTCCCATCCTTTCGAAGCATCGCTTCGCAGTGACCAATATGTCTCATAACACGAACACATTCCGAGTACGGCCTATCCTTCATGAAACATTCTTTACACCCATCTTTCTCAATGCAAACTAGGTGGAGTCTCTTCCGTCCGAAGAGGAATTTCTCACCGATCTTTTTCTCGTTTTCCATGACATTCTATTTTTGGATGAATGTTATTATATATTATAATATATAATAACATTCAAGGGTTTCATCATAATAATCAAAATTCGACCAGGATCAGTCTCTTCTCGGATATCTTACCATCGATTTTCTCATGTACCCACATGTGGTTGGCGCCGAACCCCCACTTGAAGTAAGTTTTATACCAATCGACTTTCTTACCCGAAAATGCATCTCTTAATTCACTCTCGTTCTCGCAAGCGTTGATGCGGTTCAATATGCTGATTAACACTTCTAATTTCTCTAATTCCGTGTAACTGATTCTGCTTTCAACTTGTGCTTTCATATATCTTCTTATTTTTAGTTTGTTAACTCATTATTTTCAACACCATAAAGATACACAATGTTTATCTATTCTCCAAATATTTTCACGGAAAAAGTTCATGTAACATGAGAAAATTATTTCACGTAATCTTCCGGCCGGTATTCCTTACCGTTATACACCATCTTCCATCCACTTTGTTTCATCGTACACCCGATAGAATAGGGTTGAACGCCATGAGTGTCGACACCCATTTCCCTGGCGAAGGAAAGAGTGAAAGGAAACGCTTTCAAGTTATTCTCAGCCAATATCTTGAATCCGTGTTCAAGGATAGCACGAACCTCATCCCTGGTTTTCTCCTCACCCATAACCATACACAACCTACCGGAATGAATGAAATTGTGGCAGTAATGGCATAGAGGGACGATATCCGTGACGGTTCCCACCCCGTTCTCATAATCAAACTGCCACATCTCATGAGCTTCCAACCTTCCCGTTTCCGTCATGAAAGCGGGTCTCCCGCATGCGATACAGCAATTTCCACTCGATTGATACGCCGCCTGCCGTTTCATGTTCCACCACGATTCGCCGAAAACAACCCGGGGTGCCATCCCGTGTAAGGGAGTTGGAACGTTAGGCTGGCATAATATTTCAGGTTTCAGTTTCATAATTTACCAAGTTTATCATAGAATTTGCCGATAAAATCAAACGGATCCACCTCGCTCTCATCGCCCAGAATAATGTAGCTGAATGCGGGTATGATAAGACTGAGTACAAGCACAACGGGTGAGAGAATAACTCCCAGGAATCTAAGCAAAATAATAAGATATCTCATATCATCTAAAATTAAAAAGGTAAATCTTCATTATCGGGAACGATCTCTTTCCTCATTTTATAGTTTTCAAACGTTTTAGCGAGGAGTTTATGATCCCGGTTAAGAATGTTAAACAATTCAAACTCGGCGCATTCAACACAATCCCCGACAGGTAAAATACTGGGATTATCGTTGCCGAAATCTTTTCCCCTCTCATCCACGAAATAAGTCTTCGAGGGCCGGTGAAGATAATAACACATGTTTTTGGTTGAGGGACGGGTACCTATATAGCGGAATGTATGACCGAAATCAAGGTACCTCTCGCCTTTCTGCCATAACTCACATACCTCATCAACAGAATCCTTCTTGCATTCACCCACGGAGACGTGATGCGTTTCCCTTTTCACCCAGTCCGCGTACACCTCGTCATTATCCATGTCATAGAAATAATACAATTTCAATTTCTTCTCCTCCTTGAGGGGGATATCCAACTCATACCCGTTCTGATTCTTGTAGGACGCGAGGTAATCGGCCACGTTGTTACCGAAAACAATTTCGTTATCCAAGTTATCCTGATGTCCTTTCACGTGAACGTACGTTTTCAGCACTTTTTCAGTTCTGTTCAGTTCCGCGAGGACCTTTTCCCAGAGATCCCGGTTTTTCACCGGCCCGGCGTAACCCATCCAATTATTCTCCAACCATGAAGGCATGTATTCCAAGACACTTTTCATGACGTATTCCGAATCCATGTAAAAGGTAGCGGAAGTCGGTTCGTTCTCCAAGTGTTCGAGTGCCATCAGGAACGCGTGAATCTCCGCCCTCCCTGTTTTCGTGTTCTCCCACCCTTTCGATAACATCAATTCCCGGCCGTCATCCCACACCATGTACACACCGCTACCACCCAGTTTATTATCCTTGAGGGTGGCAGAGCCATCCGTCCATATTTTAACGCTTTTCATCTCTTTCAAAATTTAGATTGCAATCCTCGCAATGATAATATTCCATGTATTTGATCTTCGACGTTCTATCACTCTTACATCTCGGACACCGAGGGTGACGTTTCCGAAAAACCTCGATCACGTAACAGTAGGCGATAACTAAGATCACCCATAATGTAAACGCGACTGTTATCACGATGTGAACTATTTTGGAGGGATCGACATCAACCATTTTACTCTCCATCATTTAAAATTTTTAGGATCGACGAAATAAATATCTTTATCGTACGTGCAATCAGCGAGAAACCGGGCCTCATCACCTTTAACTTTTTCGAGAATCACAGTCGGACAGAGGGTGAGACCGGTTCCTCGACTTTCATGTGCCTCGTGAATGACGGCGATGACCCTGAAAAATTCAACCTCGCGAACGTAATCCCTGCCATCCTCCGTTTGTTCATTACATCCCTCTTCGTCTTGGTAGAATTCGAGTGTATCCTGGGAGATAATCTCACCGACTCTCGGTGTGAAGTTCACATGTCTCTCATCCATCTCTTCACGCGAGATGATGTTACCTTTACTATCTCGCTCTATCAGAGCCAGATAAACCTCTTGAAGAAAGCTTCCTGCCATTTTCTTTGTTTTTAAGTTGTTATTCTTCATTGTTTCAACACCATAAAGATACACAATGTTTATTTATTCTCCAACAAAAATCAGGAAAAAGTTCATGTAACATGTCATTTTATCATATCTTCATTTCTCATGATTCTGGTAAGTGTCATGTTTTTATGTTCACCCTCTTTTCGATGAGACAAAACCCCGGTGGAAAATTTGACCCGCCCCTTTATAATCAACAAGTTAATTTTTCTCATGTTTTCGCGATAAATATGTTGTTCATCCCGAAATTTTAAACTTCGTTACCCATTACTGGTGTTACCCTGCGTGAAAGCCGATTTATATCAGTTCATGTATCGTGATTGAATTACCCGTTTTAACCAGGGATGATGTATTATATTATATATAATATAATACATCATTTTCATCCAAATAAAAATGAGAGGGCGGGGAAGCCCTCTCACTGTCAAAATTAGCGCTATGATAATCATACACGTCTCACGACGATACCAGTATGATAGACACTCTAAACATATCTATATAATAGAAAAGAAAATAATCAACTAACTATATTCTTTATGTGACCGATAATATCGTCAATATCAATCATCTCACTGACGTGTTCATGGTTCAATTCCGCCTTCAATCTAGCGAAGAATGCCTGACCCAGTTCATCATCATCCCCGAACATGAACCTACACGGTTTCGGCAAATGTTTCATGTACACTAGAACCTCGCACTGGGTGTACCCGTTGAACCACCTTTTCTTCGTCGATGAGTTCATCTCGACCCCGTAAATATCTGATTTTCTGATCATTATCTTCTTCGTCATACCTTGTACCCGTTAAATTTCGTTAAAAAATGTAATCGTTCATCCATTTAGCCCACATTACGATCCCGGTTAAAAGGGCGATGATGATGATGGTTACCGCTATCAAACCCACGGAGATCACCGCGATCTTTTTCAGAAAGTTACCCATCTCTTCCTTGAACCTCTTCATACACCCTCCTATTTCTCAATGGTTAATCCCACACTCTTCATCTTATCCACCATCACACCTTCCACGGTTTCCCTCATGTTGAACAGGGTTTCGAATTCCCATCCCTTACCCATCCGGGTGGCCCTGTCCATACTCTCTTTCAGATAATCCATGATGGCTTTCAGATCACTGATTGATTTCGTTTGTAATTTCTCTTCCAGCTTCATAATTTTCTTCTTTTTCGTTCTTTCAATGTCTAAAGATACACAATGTTTATTTATTCTCCAAATTTTTCTCTGAGAAAATAACGTAAAATTTGATTTTTCTCGTTTTATCCTGTCTTTCCCTTCTTTCCACCGATATTCTGATAGAATTACTCGATCGTTGACTCTTCCCTTTTCAAAGACGAGATAAAACTACTTATCATCACTTTCCTCGCCGTCCTTTTTCTTTCCCTTCATCTTGTGATACCGTTGTCTTCGATACTCCCTCATCTTCGCGGTCTTCTCATCTTCCGGCCCCCTTTCCACCTTTCTCTGACGGTAAACCCTTTTCGTGATATCATTCACGGAGGTTATCCCCTTTTTATCCGCGTCAATTTCTTCTTTCGAAGGACCCTTTTTCAGAAGTTCCAGTAGCTTGGATCTACCCTCTTCGACTTTTACCACTTCCCTCTCTTCCACGACGATAGCGTCCTCGATGGGTGATATTTCGTTGGATTGCGTCATCACCCTTCCCGCCAGTTCATCCCACGATGTGTTCCGGATTATGTCACCCGGTAGTTGGATATCCTTGCCGTCGAGGAAATTCGCGTTATATCCGTTATGATCCTTGTAGTAGGAAGATGCCAGTTGCCCTATGATCGTTGCCGGGTTGATTCCGGCCTTCGCCGCGACTAACCCTATCACTATCATGTTAATAGGGAGTTTCTGGAGGGCCTCCGCCACGTTATCCTGACCGTGAATCATGGCGTTTATATCGATCTTCCCGTCGACCGTCAAAAATAGCTGTTCACCCTTACATTCTTTCCGAGCCTGTTCCAGAACTTTTCGTATCTCCGTTGAGTACGAGATCTTCTCCTCTTGACTGAACTTCATCCTCCATGTGAGAAGTAACTCGTTGAGGACCTGTAATCTACCCGTTTCCGTCGCTATGAAGAAATCCTTCTTTGAATCTATGAATTTCAACTTTCTCCTCTCTATCGTTTCCCGGTTATCTTGGTAGAATACTTTCAGCAAAGTCGGTGACACCGAATACCCCTTTTTCACTTTCAAAACGTTAATGATATCATTAACGGTATAGAACTGGGCGAACAAATCGATGATTTCATCCGCGTGTTCCACGATTGCCGGGCTGTATTTCGTTCCGAACAGACCTTTGATCTTACCTTTATGGGCGCTCATCCTTCGTATGATAGGAAGGGCGTAAGTGTTCCTATGTTGTACTGCTGCCTCCGCCTGCTCGTCAGTTCCACCCTGTTTCTTGACGGATAATCTTACGTTCACTGTGTTAGTGTCGACCGAGCACTCCACACCCTGCCGGTTCGTGAAATGAAAGTACCGTTCCGGGAACGTTTCCCAGTACCGTTTCAGAAGTTCATATTCGATGTAATGTTCTTGGATTTCGTCCTTCTGACCTTTTATGTAATCAGGGAGGTTCTCCCTAATCGTCTCTCTTAATTCTTGTATCTCCATATGATGGTTATTCTGATTTAATAAGTAAAGATACACTTTTTACACTAACTCCCCCAATAATCCGTCGAATTTTCACGAATCCTCCTCGCTGTTATCGCACACTTCGCCTACTTTATATTCTTCTATTGTTCAAATTATTTTAACGTTCGATAAAACCTTTGGGAAAATGTTCTTCATCATCCGCCCCTGAATCTATAATACACCCGTTAAGGCTGTAATAAGGGATAGCTTCCCCGTAAGAGTGTTCATGTAAAGGGACCGCGTGTTCTAAAGATTTTGAACGGTAAGCGTGTATCGAATCTTGTTTCGCAAGAAATGATAGTCCCAGTTTACGTGCCTTCTTAAACGCTTTCTCGACATCTTTACAAGCCGCGATTTGCTTGTCTGTTAATTCGTGTTTGTCAATAGTATTCTTCATTTGTTTTCTACTTAATTATTTTATTGACCAATTTCTTCAAACTGTCGTAATGCTTTTTGCCAATTCAACAGCTTCTTTGGAAGCATCCCCGGACATGATTAAATTATCTATTTCATTCATCCCGTAGCGTATAGCCTCGTACTCGGGATACGTAATGGTTACTTTACGAGGCTTTGGATTTTCTGTATTTGTATTTTTGCTCATACTGTTATTTTAATGATCTGATATAGGTAATTTTATTAATGCAATCAGCACACGTTACATCTCGGATAGAGCCGCAAAACCCTTCATCAACCCTTTCAGCTCCTTCATATTCCATTGCAGAATCGGGTATAGCGTTACCGCAGAGTGTATATTCACCACCTTTTGTCACGGAGTCAACCAAGCAAACGACTTGCACAATTTCTCCTTGTTTATCATATCTCATTTTTTGAAGAGATGCAGGTATTTTCTTCATATTGTTTCACTTGGTTAAACGGTCATCCAGAATATCCAAATAACACTGCATGTGGTGTAATTGTTCACGTAGAAGGTATTCCTGTTTACCACTAACGTGATTGAACGTTTTAGAGTTGATGAAATCCCTTAACTTGGTCACCTTAACTAGCAATTCATCCCGTTCGATGATCAACCTATCCTTCCAAGTTTCAACACACCGGAATTCATCTTCGAAATCCTCCTTCGGCATCCATTTCACGAAACCCGGTCCTTTAATTCGGTAACCCGGTTCGTCCTTGTCGCGAGGTACACCGTCTGAGTTCAGGATTTCATAACCGATTTTCTTGGAATATTCACCGGCGGTTATCTCCGTTGCCACCACCTCTATTTTTGATTCGTATTTTTTCATATCACTCAATCATTAGATAATCCTTAACTAATTGTTCATTATTCTTCAAGAATTCATCTCTTTGTTCCGCAGTGTGAAAAGCTAGGAATTCATAATTAGAATAAGCTTCACACCTCCCAACATAGCTCATCTTTCTAAAAATAATATATTTTCTGATAGAACTATCCTTCCATTCATCATTTGTGATCTCTCCCCCGTAATATGGAATTAATTGTGAAATCTGAGCCATTGCCAATGCTGATTTTGCATGTTTTTCAGTAAGGAATACATTTCTATTGTTGTTAGATACAGGTACACCTGAAGCTTCAAAAAATTCTGATCCTGTCCCAATAAACACACCCGAAATATTCCCTAGACCTTCCCATGTTGGAAATTTGCTTTTCTTCTTTCTCAGCACGATGTCACCGTTATCCAAACACGCAGTAACATCGTATTCATTCAGATTAATATCTTTAACGTCCATTTTTCATGATTTTACGTTGTTTTTACTCATTTTCTTTCTAAGAACGGCTGATCTTCTTGATTTATTTGAACTGCCAAAATAGCTTTGCTCGTATTCTTGAATCTTTCTCCACCTGTCTTGCCTCTCTTTCTTTCTTCTTTCTCTTCTCTTTTCTTGGCCACTTCTAAGATCATTAGGTGTCAAGCCCTGATCATCCTTACAAGTTCCTTTGTTTTCCATCTTTCATAAAATTTGTTTTTGAATACATTCCAGATATAACACTCTTTAGCTCCCGATATGATCTTTCCTTCAATCTTTCCTCTAATTCACGCCGACTACCATTTCGATGCAAGTTTAATATGCGAGCAGCCTCTTCCAATAAAGGCCGCGTGAACAACCATGTTCTGATTAAATGATCCTTCATACCACCCCTCGCCCTCACAGGTAAACATTTATCAGAACTAACACTTAACACATGGATCTCTGTTGGATCTTTAACCAACGGGATCGTGAAATGTGAATAATCAATTTTCGATACTTGTCTCATAATTTTTAGTGTTATTGTGAGATTCGCCCATATCAAGCGAATCTCTTGAAATTTGAAACTATCTCAACGAAATCATTTTCATCAATCCATGACCATGAACCGTAAATATCGTTCATCAATTTTTTGATCATTCTTTTGATCGTTCCCATCAAACGGTTGATCTTGGTATCCTGATCAACCCTTGCCGAAACGGCTTCATAATACCGATCGTTATCATTCATGGTGACTGCCTTCTCCAATTCGAAATCAATATGTTCTCTTTCTTCCTCCAATTCAGCTAAGCTTCTTAACTTTGAAATTATCTCGTTTTTTTCTTTCAGCGTTCGTTTTCATATCTTCTTGTTTTTAGTTCGTTTGTTCTTATCTTTCAACACCATAAAGATACACAATGTTTATCTATTCTCCAACAAAAATCAGGAAAAAGTTCATGTAAAAAGATAAAAAAGAGGAGGAAAATTCCTCCTCGATATTAAACTAAAAAATTAAAATATATGAAAGCTGAAAATCATTTCAATTCACAGGAACCCCCCGAACACGCTTGAGCCACCGTTGAACCCGCATCAACCCATTCCTCGTCCCAGTCCGTTATCGAGGACCAATCGATATGTTTCATATCCTTCAACTTCTGCCAACGATGGAATAATGAAACATGTTTTAAGCAGAACTCGGTCTTCGTGAGATCCCCTCCCAGGTATTTCCCGGCGAATTTCTTGAACCTGCGGACCCAATCAATTTTCTTATCCACGAGGGATTGTAGGTGAGAGGATATCGCGTTAACATCACTAATCATCACTCCGTTCACTTCGACAAGTAACTTCCCATTTTTTAGATGGGAAAGGATAAAATTGGTTATATCCTGATCCGTGAGGGTTAGGTGGTGCGTGTTCCTACCCATCGCGACATCACAGGCCAGCCAGAGATCATCGTTAAATACAGCCAACCCATCAACGATCAAGCCACCGGCGAGTATCGCACCCGCACCGTATCTCTCCGCCAGTTCTTTCTCATCCAAAACGCTGGTATAGGGCGCTTGCGGGTATAAAAGGTCACCTCCTTTAGGGAGGAAACTTATACCTGAAAACACATCTCTGCTATTCCACACGTATTCTTTCACCTCATCCCATTCATCATCCTTAACCATGCAAGTGTTGGATACATTCATCCTCATCTTCGCGAATTTCGGATGTTTCTTGTAAAACTGATGGTCAAAATTCGTTCCGTTCTCAATCCAATGCGCTTTTGTCATCTTAACCATTTCAAGGAAATCGACGGCTGATGAATACTCGGACGTTAACACGTTATCATCGAGTTCAACGGGAAATGAAATGACACTTTCAACTTCCTTGTCATACACTGACGGTTTAACCATCATCGGATTGATCTCTTTGACATATCTCAACGCCTGTTCGGTATTGGCGGCTTGAATATTTCGGATGAATCTTTTAAACGGAAATTTATGTATTCCTGAGCTTGTACAACCGAGTAGTTGGCTTGAATTCCCTGACGGTTTAACCACCGTGCATCGTGCGGCCGGGTTGATACCGATTATACGGGACATTTTGACATTCGTTTTTTGAACCAATCTCGCACCTTCGTCTTGAATTTCGGGATTGAAAAGAATTTCGGGGTTCTCACACATACCCGTTATACCGACCCCTATAAGGGCATCTCTTTCCGCGATCAGCCGGGATGCCTTGGTTAAAACCTTAAATGATGTGTATGATGCCTGAATCGTTCCCAGCATGGAAGCTCCCCGGCATGCGTCAAAAAATTCCTCCTTCGTTTTTATCTTTGATCCGTTAATCTCGGTTAGGTTACAGAAAAACCACCCGTACTGGATCTCACCATTGATTTCTATTTGTGGGTAACCGGATACTTCCACACATGGATTATACACAATATCCGGGTGAAATGAAAAGATGATCCCCGGTTCACCGAATTGCTTAATTGATGAGAAGATGTTCTCATAAACCTCTTTCGGGGTTGAGGGTAATATGATGGCACTGTTATTCGCCCTTGCAAGTTCCGGGAATTCACTGAACCAACCACCTGTTTTACAGGTTAACATTTCCCTGTCGTCGGCATCAAACTGGCAGAGCAGGGCAGACCGGCGGATACCCCCCGAAATGACAGCATCGGCGATCAAACAGGCTAGTCTGTGAACCTCGAACGG